TTACATCTGCTGACTCATAGCCTGCTCGGGAGCGTCGCTTTTCTGCTCCTGCTGCTCCTGGAGCTTCTGCTCGTAAGCGTCGTTGACCGCCTCCACCAGCGCGGTCCGTGCCTCGGCGGTAATGGCGTGGAAGGTGTCGTTGTATTTGGTTTCGCCATTTTTCTTGTAGGACTCCTGGGGCATGGAGATGAAGCGCCCCTTGTCGGACTCAATGACCCGGATGCCGTGGACGGCAAAGGCGCCGCCGATGGTGGCGCTGGCATAGGCTTTGGTCTTGAAGTCCCCATCCACCATACGGTCGATTCGCGCCTCCACCTGGGGCGTGGGGGTTTCCTGCTGCTTTTTCTTCTGTGTTGCCATGTGACAAATCTCCTTTCTTTCTTTACATGGATGGATGACTCATTTCGAGACCGGCGGGCGATTCCTGCCGGAGTTGCTCCAGCCGCTCTCTGGCCCAGTCGGGCAGATGCTCCTCCCGGAGAATGCCGATAAAGTCGCTGCGGTTCCAGCGTGTCTGCTCTCCATCGCCAAGACAGGTGGCGTATACCGCTCTGCCTGCGGCGGTGGGGACGCAGCCAAAGCCGCCGGTGGCCAGCCAGAGCTGATTTTCCGGCGCCCAGCAGGACTCCTTCAGTGTGAACGGACTCATGACCAGCACCTTGCCCTCCAGATTTTGGCCGGTCATATCGTCGCACTGGGAGCCGGTGAACAGCTTCAGCTCTGCCTGTGCCTTGCGGAAGTCGTTGACGAAGCCGTCCAGCACGGCGGGGTGGCTCTCCACGGTAAACTCATAATTGCGGTCGCTGGGCGGGATGAAGGTGGAGGCGGCCCACGCTTTGTTTTGCGGGCTGAATCGTCCGTCGTACTGCTTTTGCTGAAGCGTGGCGGACAGCACCCACCCCACACGTTTGAATCCGAAATTATCGATGACACTTCTGGCGCAGTCACGGTCCAGGTGCATCCCATCAAAGCCCCGGCGGATGGATTCCTCGATGGCCTGCTTACAGGCGATGTTCTCCAAGTGGCTTGCCCGCCAGAGGGCCACCTCGTTTTGCCGTTTGGCCTCGGCGAAGGAACTGAGATAGAGGTAGGCGTGGTCTTTAGTCATTGGCTTTCCCACTTTCAAGGATCGCCTTGGTCAGCGCATCGCTCCATGTGGTCTTGTGGTCATCGGATACCACCAGAACAGCGCCGTCCACGCTGAACACACAGAGGTTATCGTACAGGATGCCGGCATCCGCAAAGGCTTCGGCGGGGATGGGGAGCATATCTTCATCGCAGCCGTGGCAGCCGTCGCACATATCCCCATCGTCCTCCTGGGCCTCCCAGTCGGCCAGCATATCCTCCATCAGGCTGTGGGCCAGTCGCAGCAGAGTTGTCGTGGCGGCAGCCTTCTCCGCAGGCTCCATCTCCTGCTTGAGCAGGACGATGGCGTTTTCCAGGGTGTGCAGCTCCAGCGTTTCCTCCCTGTCCAGCCCGCTTAAGGTCAGGGCGGCGGGCTGGATGACGGCCTTGCCGTCGCTTGTGTACTTGATAAATGTCATGTTCATTCCTCCTGTTTGAGTTCTTTTGTGGGTTCATGGATCAGGGTGTATTTTCCCTCCTCCTCATCCGCGGCAGACAGGTTGAAAAGGTTGAGCTGCCAATGCCTTGCGGAATTGTGGCGGCGGGGGTCGTAATTGGTGATGACGATCTCCTCATACTCGCTTCCGGCCTTCTGCGACATGCTGTTGGGGCGAGTGGTGTGGAAGATGTAAAACTCCTTGTACAGCTCCACGATGAAGGGGCAGTAGTTGTAGGACACCATCACATACCCCTGGCACTCCAGAAGGGCGTCGTGGAGGCGCTGATGATCTTCCTTGGGAAACACCGCCGCATAACAGTCCTCCGCATCGTAATAGGGCGGATCAAAATACAGAAATGCGTCTGGCCGGTCGTACTGACGGGCGACCTCCACACAGTCCTTGTTTTCGATGACGACATTTGCCAGCCTGCGGGAGCACTCCCAAATCAGGTAGAAGAAACGGCGGATGTCGCAGGATTTTCCGGCAAAGGACTTGGCACCGCCGCTGAAGCTGTATCGGATCAGCTTGAAAAAGTCGGCGGCCCGCCGCACATCGCCGCGAGGCGCCCGTTCCAGCATCATCCTTCGGATGGTCTCGGCATCCGGCGGCTCCAGATACCGCTCCGTCAGCTCCATCTCCTCGTCCAGATAGTCATCGGTGAATTCCTCTTTGGAGAAGAACTTATACAGCACATTGAAATCGTCGCGTGTATTCAGCGGCAGAAAACCCAACTCCAGCAGAAGCGCCATGGTCCTGTTTTTGACACAGCAGAACAGGTTGGTCAGGTCACTGTTGAAGTCGTTGTAGACCTCCATACATCCCGGCTGGATGGGGCGGCTCAGGGTCACTGTGCCGCTGCCGCCGAACACATCAATAAACCGGGAATACCGCGAGGGAGACAGCTTTCGGATCAGCCACAGCAGCTTGCTTTTACCGCCCACCCAGGGGATGAAGCTTTTCAAGCGGTATCACCGCCCTCCAGCGGAAGGGATATCTGTCCGCTGTCGATGGATTGCTCCAGCGCCTTGGTGAGACCGCGTTCCGCGTGGGCGATCTTCTTGATCCGGCTCCGGAGCTGCCGGATCGTTCTGCGCAGTTCTTCCTCAGTACCGGCGTAATAATAGCCGGAAGCCGAGCTGCAGATGGGGACGCCATCCCCACGCAGGCTGTTGATCAACCGGCGCAGGTCGGGGCCGCGGATCTGGAAAGCTGCCTCCAGCTCCCGGCTGGATACGACCCTTTCCGCTCCCTTGTGATAGGTCTTCAGGTACGCAGCGATGGGGTTTGTCGTGGTCATGCGGGCTCCTTTCCGGGGCTGTCACCCGAAAAGAGCGCAAAAAATCAGGGGCCGTTTGTCCCTTTCGGGTAACGGCCCCTGTGGTGTTCAGGCTATTTCATTTCTTATTTCATCACCTCCGTTGCGGCGGCTGGTCTGTGGGTGGCTTTTCACATGGACATGGTCGGCTCCATATCCGGCTGACTGTACTCATAGACCAGCTCTGTGCCGTTCCAGGATACGAAGCCATGCGCAGCGGCGGACAGACCCATGTTCTTCATCCTCTGGTTGGCATACCCCTCCGCATCAAAGCAGGAGGCAAGCAGCTCGTCCCTGGGGTATACGCCGTCCCGTTTCGCCAGCTCTTTTCCGAAATCGGCGAGTTCCATGTCACGGGGCATGAAGTGATAGCAGTGGAGGTTCTGTGCCAGATCCAGGGCGTAATCCAGACGGTGGCAATCCTCCAGCTCCATCACAGCCTGCCATTTATCCAGCCACTGGGGTCCTCCCTGCCCCTGTTCCGCCCAGACATAGCCGAAGTCGATGGCGTGACGGACGAGTTCCGCTGCGGAGCCGTACTGAGAGAGGATGTCCTTCAGCTGCGGGAGGCAGCAGCCCACATCCACAGCAATGCACTCGCTCAAAGACTCCACCTCCAGTGCGTCCAGCGCCAGGAGAAGCTCGTCCGGGTGTGCGGCATCCATATACTCGCCGGTGTCCGGGAATCCCACCCACACGCCGTCCGTATTGAAGCGGCTTGCCAGCCTGACTCGGATACCGTAGTCGCCTTTGTCGGGATTCAGCGTCGGGGCGCCATCCAGAAACGGATCGATCAGGGAGGTGACCCTGATGAAGTGCCCGTCGCAGAAGGTGTTCCCACCTTTCTGGCGGTAAGCTGCCCCCACTTTCTCCGGGTCAAGAAATGCACGTGCCTGGGAGGCAGGGCGCTGGATCTGTTCCATGATAAATTTGCCAAGTCGGGCATCGTCCCCGGCGCCGTAGAACAGGTCGTAGTGATCCAATTGACTGGCAATCAGCATCACATCGCAGGTCATCCTCGGCTGCTCGATCTGCATGGCCCCTCGGAACAGGAGACTTTCTTTGACCGTCATGTTCTCGAACCGCCGCTCCAGCCAGTCGTGCTGGGACTTGGTCATTTCAAAGCCGTCCAGGAGATCAAGGAGCCGCCTGGTTTGCCGATTTGCCATCACATCATCTCCATTCCGGCCTTCTCTGCCTGCATTTCTTCGCTGCGGATCGGCTCGCCATCCCTGCGCTGGACCAGCCCATAGGGGGTCAGCAGTGCGTTGTTTGACGCCATGACATCCTTGCCGTAGCTGTAGAGGACAATGTGCTTTTGCAAAATAGACCGGGAATGCTCATCCACAATGAAGCGAAGCTCCTCTACGGCCACCTCCTCGGGGGTCCGCTGATCCGGCTCGATCAGGTAGTCATCCAGATTTTCCGCAATTCGGACAGCGGCAGCGATATCGTGACAATCCGCCGCAAGGATAACCGCCTTGTATGTGGAGAGGTCTCCTTGCGCGACCATCTCCTTGAAGCATTTGGCCAACTCGTTCAGTTCGTGAACATCATTGCAGTCCATGCTTTCCAGAAGCGCGGGCATCGCGCTGTCCTCCACCTGGACAGACATTTCCGACCATGAGGCGCCTCCGTAAGCCTCCAGAACAGCGTCCAGCCGTTCCTGCGTAGCGGGCAGATCCAGGCACATCCTGTTGTCCGGCTGCTCATCGGAGTGGGAGGGACACTTGCCGACCGTCAGGCGGATGCCATATTCCGGCGCTTCGGGGATCAAGGCCAGGCTGTCATATACCTGCTTCAGCTCGTTGTGCTGCGTGACATAACCACCGTTTGCAAAGACGCCGCCCTCCTCAAATCGGGCGTTTCTGCCGAGCTTCTCAAAGTCCAGGTACTCGAAGATGGGGTCGGGGACTTTGTCAAGTGCGGGGATGAAATCATTCTCGGCGTAGAATCTGCCCAGCTGCTCATCCGTTGAGGCGTTGACCACGTGGCAGCAGTCTGTGCTGTAGGCCAGATCGATCATGGTGGCAACACTGATGGGGCCGTACTTTTTGGCCACCTCCATGTTGAACAGCCCTTCAAAGGCAGTCTTTTCTCTGCCGTTCATCTGTCCCAGACAGGTTGCCAAAGCGTTAAGCTGATAGAGATCGCATTCATGGGCCAAATGGTCTTGCAGGAAGACAAAGCCATGGTGTTCGAGGAATTCCCATCTCGGCTTTTCGCCCAGCGTCATCTGAAGCTTGTCCAGCGCATCCAGAAGGCCGTAGTAGGTAGCCGGAAGCTCCAGCTCGCACCACCGGTTCGTCTTCTCCCCGAACAGCTCCACACGAAACACTTTATCCAAGGGTCATCCCTCCCATCGTCGTTCCATGCTCCATATCATTCGCCTCGTCCGGGGGACAAGGCTCACTCATTTTGCCGGAACTCCTCTCCCCACCGAACCCGCTGTGCCGGGCTTCGGCGGGGGCCCCGGTTTGTACATAGTCTTCCTGGTACTTGGCGGGGTCAGCGCCGGGGGCATCCCAGCCGCACATACTGCCCACCTCCATGGCCTGCCGCTGAATGGGGCTGACTCCCAGTTTTTCGTTCAGCTCGTCCGCCAGCTCCACATTTTTCTCCTTGTCGCCGGTGTCCCAATCGGAGGGGTAGTAGCCGGTCTCGCCCCGGCGGATGCAGATGAGATCGCCGGTGGACCTGAGGGTGGAGAAGCACATCTCCGGCAGGCCGTCTGCCACTCTGGGCGCGAACTGCTCCGCCTCGGTTCGGATGTCCCAATTGTCCTCCATGCTCCACAGGTGGACATACAGCTCGTCGTCGCCGACGCAGATCTCCCGCTGTTCGAAACCCTCGCCCCAGCCATCCGAGGCCTGGCCGGAGACGTACTCCTTCAGGGTGGTCAGATCTTCCGGGGTGAGGGCGCCGACCACCCGGCACTCAGCCACGCCCCATAGCCGGCCGTTCCGCTCCTCGACGGTGAACACGGCGGATTTGACCTTCTGGTTGACGCTGTCATCCTTGCCATACCAGTGCATGATGCCGCTCTCGGCTTCTTCCGGCATCCGGTTGTTGATCAGGGCTCTGAGGATCTCGCCCTCATAGCACCGCAGCAGCCTTCCGTCCAGCGGGGTGCTGTCGTCCTCCATCTCCCCATACTCGTTGCGGGTGTAGAGATCGGCGGTCAGGGGCATATACAGCTTCAGGGTGGTGGGCTCGGGCGGCAGAACGGTGAAGCTGTCCTCACCGATGATCAGCGCCAGGGTTCTGCCGTTGTCCCACTTCATGTGGAACTGCCCAGCATCGTCGATGTAGTCCAGAGTCCCTGTGCTGCCCGGCTCCAGCGGGGCATACGGGTCTTTCATCTCTCTGAGCTTGATCCTCGAACCTGCGGGGAACTGTTCCCGCAGGAAGTCCAGCCATTCTTTTGGTGCTGACATTTACATTCCTCCCATATTCATATTTTGGCCGGGATTGTTTTCATAGTCCGCAAGAGAATGGGGATTTTCTTCGCCATAAAGGTCGAAGAGGATGTCATCCACCTGTTTGCGGACAGCCGGGTCATCCGTCAGAGTCTCATACCGGAAACCCGTCACATCCCGATACGGCAGTTCCTGCCGGATGGCAGCCAGATAGGTTTGGGGATCGTGATACTCCCGCTGTTCCCCATTGGCAAAGGTCGCACGCCCCACGGCCCTGTTCTGCTGGGCCATCTGCTGCTGACGCAGGTCATAGCAGTAGAGATACCCCTGGTAGTCGCCGGGAAACGGGGTGCAGCGCAGGCAGTAGCGGTAATGCTCCGTTTCTGCGATGTAGCCATAACTCCGGCCGTCCTCGGTGATGGCCCCGCCGTTCCGATAGCAGTAGGCTCTCATCGATGCCAGGTCCTTCAACGGGCCATCGGCACGAAGGGTGTCCACCACTTCCTGAAGGTCATCCTTAAATTCCCCGGTGTTGAATTGGTCTTCGTTATGGGGCCACCAGGAATGGTGAAATCCTTTTCCGGAAGAACCGAAATCCATCCGCATATGGCCCACTGTACCGGCCTGAAGGTCCCGTTCTTCTTCCACCTGAGAATAGAACAGGCCCGCCTCCTCACGGGAAGCGGGCCTGAGTTTATATTTGGGTGGAGTCTTCAACCCATACTGTTTGCAAAATTCCGTGAGTGTGATCTCATCGCCGAGAAAATCCAGCGCATCACCAATCTCACGGTAGTCCTGATTATCCGGAAAGGAAATCGGTTCCGGCACAACGATAGAACCAGCGTGATTAACCACAACCAGAATTTCCAGCGTACAGGGTGAGCCCGGATCATTGTCACTGCCTCGCAGATCATATACATGCCAACCGTCCGGCACAGTGTGGGTGTCTACTCGCGCATTGGTGAACAGGGCAGGCTTCCCAAACAGCTCGATATGCTCATACTCCTCAGTCATCGCATTGACGCTCATTATTTCACCTCTTTCCCCTTGGTATAGCTACACAACATACCACAGCTCAGCGGAAATGGCTATGGCCAAAAGGCATCTTGCCGGAAAAGTGGAGATACCCGGCGACAGCGGCTCCCAGTGCCGCCATAGATGCTATTGTGATCATTATTTTCTTCTTCATTCACATTCCTCCCAATCATTGGATCGTGTTGTTCAGGTCACCTGCATATCGAGGAGAGAATACGCCGCCAGCTTTACGCAGAGCAGTTCGGTTTCGTGGGGCATCAGGAAAGCCCTTCCATCTCCATCGCCTGCGTTTCCTCAGCAAAGGGGCTGCTGCACCGGCGAATCAGGCCAAATTCCGTGCGCCGGACTCCGTCCTCCACCATGGCGTCCTCGCCCAGCTTCTCGAAATCCATATACCCGTCGATGGTATCGATCAGTTCATCATCGGCACCGATGCGCCGAAGGACCGTTTGCCCGTATTCATAGGCGTCCTCCGGGATGCGCTCGTAGTCGTCCAGATTCATGGCATAGCGGAGCGCCTCCTGCATGGTCCCTGGCTGTTCCACAGAAAGAACCGACAGATATTTCAGCAGCTCACCATCGTCACACTGCATCCCCTCAATGGCCCAGGCCAATTCGTTTGCGTCTTCCACGCAGACCCCTGTAGTGGGAATATGCTCGTCCATATAGGGAACAGAAAACGACACTCTGGTGATTGCTGCCTCGGCAAAACAATCGATGCCCAGTGTTCTTTTTACTCGCTCCAATTCCTCTTTCGTTGCCGGAAGGCAGACGATCGCTTGCGCCTTAGCGGAGGAGAGGTCGAGCTGGACCTTCGACTTTTTCTCTCTGACAAGCGCATCATCCTGCTTGCGGAGCACATAGCCTGCATGGGTATAGGCGCCGCCATGGTCGGCATAGTATTCTGCGCCGATCTTCGCAAAGTCCAGGTAGGGCCAGGCGGCTTCAGGGAATCTGGGATCGCCCTGAATCTGGCCTGCAACAGCGACATAACGGCCAAGTGTCACATCTGAATTGACATTGGGAATGAGGATGTAGTCCGGCACCTGTTCCGCCACACGAATCATATCACTCAGGTCATTGATGCTGCTGCCATCCAATGCGCCGGCATAGATGTTCCGTTCACGGGAGTCCATTTTGGCAATGATGCTGGAAAGCTGATTCAGCTGTGCAAGCTGCGTTCTGGAATCGGGGTCAAGCCCGCTGAGGTACGACGGCAGATTAGCGATCACGCTTTTGATCTCGACGATCTCTGTTTTGCCCGTTCTGCTGGCCTCATCAAGCCGGCTGACCGCTTCTGTCATAGCGTCATGCGATGCGGGAAAATGGAGCGGGACAATGGCCGGACTGCCGCTTCGTTTCATGAAGAGTTGGATCATGCCATTCCCCCTATCTGAAAGTCCTGTTCCCGCTGATAGGCTTCTGCCGGGTCATCCGCCATCAGTTCCTCCAGACTCAGCGCACCCTGGTAGGCGATATAGCCGCGGTCAGTAAACACGCCGGACTCCTGATCCATGTGCTGCAGGCCATACCGCTCGTAGTCATAGAACTCGTCCAGATTGGGGTCATACTCAAAATGACCGGATTTCTGGATCATGTATTTTCCGTATTCCGCAGGGGTATGTGCGCCGGGGGCAAATGCAAAGAGATCCAGGTTTTCCGCCAGATGCCGGATCTGACCGGCGCACTCCGGCTTGGCCATGCTGACTGCGGCCCCCAGCTTCTCACGGGCGTCATATGAAAGCTTGTCCATGACCAGCGCCAGCTCATTGAGCTCGTGTATGTTTTCGCACCGGAAGTCCAGTACCACATCCACTTCCTCGGGAAATGAGCTTTCACTCATCCAAAGACACCTATTCTCAGGCGCAATGCCGCTGCGCTGCATGGCGCGTTCAATCTGGCCTTTGGAGGCAGGGAGGTATATCCAGGTGACATTTTGGGTGTTCTCCGGTTCCTGTCGGGAAGATATTCCGATAGCGGTCAGATCGGCCTCATAGTGATAGCAGGGCAGGTGCTTTCCATCGTAGAGCTGCGAGAGCTGCATACCGTTGTCATAGACCACACCGTAGCGGGTGATGGTTCCCTCGTTGCCCTCAATCAGCAAGATGGCGGTTTCCTCTCCGTCCAACTGCTCCAGTTCCTCCATGCTGGCACACCCGCCATGGATGTTCATGTAGTGATCACGGCCAACCTCTTTCAAATTTGTGAAGTCCGTGATCACCGTTGCCTGCTGGCAGCAAAAGGTCAGGTTGATGAGATCCTTCATGCTGGTGAGCTGCAGTTTTTCGGCCATGGCCTGAAATTGCGAAAACTCGCCCACATCAAAGCTGTCCAGCCGCTTAGCCAGATAGTCCAGCTCGTCCAGATTGACCCTGGCACCTTCCAGCCGATACAGCACAGGCCAGGCGCTGTCGAGTGCGTCCACATGGCAGTCGGCATCCGATACATGGCCGATTTCCAGTGACTCCAACAGCGCAACGCAGTGGTCGTATTGATTTCTGGGAATGGGCAGGGGGATCGTCGCAACACCATATTCCGGGTGGTCGGCGTTGCTCAGAACTGCTTTCATGATCAATTTGCATCACCTTTCTTTTTCTCAAAATTCAAAATCGCATCACCGTACTTGGCCAGAAGCAGAGCGCAGATAATCAGGTGGAACGCCTCATCTGTGACCAATTCGGGGGATGCGAGATCGGCAATGGTAATGTTTTGGCTGCCGGTGGAAATGGCTTTGGCCGCCTGATAAACGCTGTAAAGCTCCGGCTGGATGCCGGCCAGCCGGAGGGACTGGAAATCAAATCCGCAGGCATCAAACTTCCAGATCATCCTGCGCCAGATATCGTCGTAGGCTGTCAGGAGAAACAGTGCGGCCTGGTTGCGCTGCGACAATCGGCGGCAACGTGTTCGCCAGTGCATCCAACGGCTACGGTGTTCGTCAGAATGGAAGGCTTGCAGAGGATATGGGTAGATCTCCTGTGCCAACCGTTTCCAAAGCCTCATTCTCAGCTTGCCACGGAGGCAGTCCTCAATTACTTTCGCAAGGCTGAGCGACCCGGTCTCGATTCGTTCCCCCAGGCAAGTGCATTCACACAGCGGGCAGGGATTTTCCTTTGAGTAGTTTGTGCAGTACTGGCAATCGACATCTTCAGACTGATAGTGAAATGTAGGTCGGCGTAGGCCGTGACCTCTGGGCTTGAAATGGGGCGGGGTCATCATCATCTGCTCCATCTGGTATAAGGGGGTATCTCTCATGAAGTAGCGCGTCATGGGTGGTGTGCTCCTTTCGGTGAAATAAAAAAGCGCCGGAGTCTTATTTCTAAAACTCCGGCGCTCGGTGTATTACATGGTCAGTTCCTGGCTTTGAGAATCCAAGGAGTGCTGCTCCTGCTCTCGCATGCGCTCCAGGATGTTGGGCATTCCACGTAGGATCTGTTCCTGAACACTTTTAATGCATTGTTCCTGGTCGACAGTCAAATCAACTCCGGCATCCAGTGTGTCGGTGCAGCATCGATAGATTTCGGTGAGCTGTGCTTCGTTAAAAATCAGCTGTTTGGAGACGAGACCGGCACGGATGGCGAAGTCCTGCTTGGCTCCCGTATAGTTATCCTGAAAGTAATGGCCTTGGTTGAGACCTGTGCGGTCACAGCTCCAGTCCCATGTGACGAAATGGACGCCAAGCCGGGTGGGGTGGGCAGCCAGCACTGTGCCGTTGAAGTCGGCCAGCAGGCGGTAGTCGCCGGTCAGGCTTTGGGCCTGCAGGGGCGGAGCCTGTTCCAGCAGCGTCATGTACTCCCGCACTGTGCAGGCCAGATCAGTGACTCGCTCACAGGCTCGTTCCCGTTCCGCCGTTGCCACATCCTCCTGCCAGTAGCGAACCCCTCCGCCCTCTGTGATCCGGCAGAGGGGGAGACCATCCCATTCCACCGGGAGAAGATCATCCTGCTCCGGCTGCGTGGTGAAGCCTTCCCGGCCAAGCACCGTGCAAAGTTCTCGGTAAAATTGTTCTCTATCCATCTTGTTGTGATGCTCCATCAGAAAGACCTCCAGTCATTTCAATTTATACGCCCGCGCAAATAAAAAAAGCCGCCACCTGAATATAGGTGACGGCCACAGAACTTCAGAACGAAGTGGATTGTACTACATTTTGGTACAATCCACTTCGTTCACAAAAAATTAACAAAATATTTTTTGGAGAACACGAATTATTTCCGTATTTTCACCTCGAAAGCGGGCTGAAAAGCGCCGGGATTTAGTTCAAGTCCTCACCCCATAGGGGAAAGGCCGGATGATATCTTTTTCTTGTGCAGTAAAATTTGGACACGAAAAAAGCCCGGAAACCGCATGGTTCCGGGCTTTTTCGGTGCGATATCTTTTTTGGTCGCACAATGTGGTTGCGGAGGTCTGCAATGCATAGTATGTACAACGTTCCGCAAATCCGCATGATCCCGCCATGAGCCTGCACTTTAAAATTATGTCTCTTAGATTAACACTAGTATACCATCTGTTTGATTGCGCCGCAATTACTGATGATATATTTTTTAAAAAAATTGCAACTTTTTTCAAAAAACATCTTGACAAATTGTGTATATAGTTATATAATAAATCACAAAGAGATAAGATATAGACAACAAGCAGTACATGGAGGCAACGATTATGATCTACCGCGATACAATAGGCCGTCCAGATGCAAAAGCCACCGTATCTATGTTTGGATGGTTTACCCCGGCCTTTGGATCAGCTTATTATAGCCTGTCTCACGTCAATGATTGTCCAGATCGCAAGTGGGATGGTAACACAGCTCCGGAAGCCATCGCCGCCGAGATGGAGGCAGACGGGTGGGAATGCACTATCCGCAAGGACGGGCACGGAAATCCCGTGATCGACTGCATTCACAAAGAGACGCAGGCAGTCATAGATGCAGCGCAAGCCGCAGCATCGGCCAAATTCGCAGGTGCGGAACATGGGTATATCCGCTTCGGGGCGCTACCGGACGGCGGGCGCAGCCGCAATCACCGAGATAACACATTAGAGTCCGGTGTCTCCTGCTTTGAGGCTGAGATCGCCTCAGACGGCAGTTTTCGTCTCCTCTTGACCCAAGTATTAGAGGTCAGTTATTTGACCGTCGCAGACCGTCCAGCATACCGCCTGTATGGAGATCGCGTCGGCACCGGCGCCGACGGGGAGCCGCTACTCCGCGTAGATCGCGCCGTTAAGATGTAACTACTTCCCGCCCAGGGACAACCTGGGCGGTTTTTCTCTTTTGACGGATTTGCTTTTGATAGTATTTAGACCCTCTGGATCACTTTGTCCAGAGGGCTTTTTGTTTGAAAAATATTTTAATTTTTTCTGATTTTCTATTGACAAATAGTGTATATAGTTATATAATTAATCACAGAGAGAGAAAAGAAAGGAAAATAAAAATGAAATATAACAAAAGTAACATCATGAGAAATGCATGGGCAATTAGAAAAAGCGCAAACGTGTCTATGTCTGTTGCGCTGAAAGCTGCCTGGGCGCTTGAAAAGGCGATGATGGCGGCAGAAGAAATCGGCAAAGAGTCTGGATGGAATTACCGAGTCGTGGCTAACGACTGGGTAAAGTATGGAAAGAACCGCACTTACATTGCTACACGCATTTATACAAACGCGTGGAACTGTAAGAGCGAGCAGAAGGTCGGTTATGTCGATAACTTTACCGGCGAGTTCTTCGCCGCGTAACAATAAGGAGGAAACGAAAATGAAAAAGAAGATCATTGATGTTGAGATTTTCGACCGCAACGACACAGTCAATGGATTTACCGTGAAACCGGGGTTTATCCGGTTTGTTACCGATGCCGGAGAAGTATTCTTTTCTTCCGGTTGGAGGGTGGGAAAAGATTACGCCCTCTTCGCTTACCGTTTAATCGACGGCAAGTGGGAGGGAGAATGGATTTTCTCCGAGGACTTTGTCCCCGGAGAAATGAGAGACCTGAATCTGTATCGGGTCTTGTGGTGCCGGGATCATGGCATCCGGCTAAACCTTACAGATTACGAGGATTATTCCGAGTTCTTTGACCTCTCGGATGACGAGGCCGAAGAAACGGAACGTGAAGAGGCTCCCGATGCCGACGGCAAAAGAGGCTGGGGAGCTTTTATGGATGCCCAGCCAGAGGAAGACGGGGATTACACGGGATATTCCCCCGCCGAGGAACGGATCGACGTTCTGACGTGCGCGATCAATTCATCTGAGTGGGCATGGACAGATGTGCCCACCCAGGAGTTGTTGCGCCACAAGGCTCAAGAAGAGCAATTGCATCTTCTCGACTTTTTTAAAAATGTCGGGAAGCGCTGGAAGTTTTGCGGTGAACTGTCGGATGATAATTTTAATTATTACGTCCGGCGTCACAAAAAAGAGGAGAAAGGAGAATAAATAATGGAAACAAAATTACAAAAAGCTATCGATGAAAAAGGCGTAAGCCAAAAATCTTTGGCAAAGGCCGCGGGCATATCCACGGTATATCTGTGGAAACTTGCGAGCGGCGAAAAGGATTTCAGCCGGGTGTCTTTGGCACTCGCGCTCCGTATCGCCGATGCTTTGGAGATCACCGATCTCCGGGATCTGGTGGATTATGAGGGTGGAGAGCTTGCGGCAAAAGCCAGCAAGAGAGTTCGCGACTCGTTTTTAAGGCGGGTTGTAAGCGAGCGTATGATCGATACCGAGCTATATCGGTATGCGATATTTGAGAAAGAGGATCATGCGCTCATCCGGCGTATCCCGATTGATAAACTGGACACGACGGCAGCTTTGCCCGGTTGGGAAACCGTTGCTATCGTTGGAGAGGGAGGGGCAATCAAAAAAGTATAAAGTCAAAAGGTGCAGCTGCCCGTTTTTTGGATAGCTGCACCTTTTCTTTATTTAGTCAATCCATGTTTTACCCGATCGCGTACTTCCGCGCGCTTTGCATTGTTGAACCGCTCTACGGTGCCAGCCAAATAGCCGGTGATCCGACGGATACGCTCGAATGGCACGCCCTGGCCTATAAGACCGGATTTATCCGCCTTTGGTATCATTCCTGCACCTCCTGCCCGGTGACAATGTTGTAGGCAGCGCGGTACACGTCCTCTTCTTCGGTTTTGATCGGGATGTCGGTTTCCGTGTATGTTCGCCCGCTGTCCAATGGGTCAATTGCATCTGCATAGCGTTCTCCGTCTCGCTCGATGTAACAACCAGCAGTGGAGTATGTATGCATAAATTGTTTGCCTTTAATAGTGATCGTCTCTGTTTTAATCATGCTGCATCCTCCATAGTAGCTACGATATTGGCAATATCCGGGTAATCTTCAATCGCGCGGATTTGGTCTGCGTACGTTGTCCAGTTTGTAGCAGATTTGTATGTGTCAACAAGCGTCTTTGGCACATATATGTATCCAGTTCCGCTTCCTATCGGAGTGCCGTTGAAAGCGTTTTTGCCATTCAACTTGCAAATATTATTATTTAAAATAATAATTGACGTTAAACTGCTGCAATATGAAAACGCATAAGTATCAATTTCTGATAACGCAGGGAGATTTATTAAGGTAAGATCGTAGCAATTCCCCAATCCGCGGGATTCTATTTTTTCAACAGAAGAAAGATTTACTGTTGTAAGAACCTTGCATCCATAGATACCATAATCCGGGATGATTGTTACAAGTGGGAGGCTTAACGATCCGAGTGAATCGCAATACGAAAATGAATAACTTCCTATGCTTTTTGCGTTGGGGAAATTTGCGGATACCAAATTATTGCATCCGTAAAAACAACGCTCCCTGATGCTTGTTTCGTTTCCAGAATAGTCTGTAATAGTTCCCTCGATCAAAGCAGAAATGGCTTCTCCTCCACCTCCACCTTCAATCTGTGCTATTTTCCCCGCATAGCTGGAAAATGGGTCGCTATCTGATATGGTTACGCCTTTTGCGGTAATTGCCGATTTTATAGCGCTCTTTGTCTCCATAAGTTTGCTAAGCTTGTCTGCAACGCTCCCCATCAGACCACCTCCCCGTTGATCTCATCAAGCAAGGCACTGATGTTCCCGACTTCTTCTGCTGAGGCCGCTCCAATCGCTTCCCGGACGTCGTCCGGCGTTGTCCAGTAAGGCGCACCGCTTGTTCCTTGCCGCAAAAATGAGCCAGCAGTTGTGGGAAATGCCAGCTGTGTCAATGCGGTGGTGCTTGACGGATAAATCAGTCGGTACGACGACCAGCTTGTTTTCCCTGTACCGCCTTTTGACACGCTGACAGAACTACTTAAATCAGAGGTATAGGGTTTGTTTGCGCCAACCGCGATCCAATAAGTCCCGTCGTATTGTAAGAGCTGAGGATCGCCGGAAGACAGCCATGAAGATGTATATCCGGTCGTTGCTGAGCTGTTTGTGTAGCTGTAGCGGCGTCGGATTTCTTTTGCGCCCAACCCATTGATATTTAACGTAGGCGTGGAACTCGAGCTTGCCCTATGCGGGATAATCGTAATCAGCATACCAACCGTTAGCTCTGTAACGCCGTCTATCGTAGCCGTAAACGCGCTTCCGGTACCCGCTGTTGTAACAATGGGGATTGCCGCGCCTGCCTGCATCGTACCTGTTACCAATCCCGCGGAGGTAATCGCCTTTTTTCCTTCCGCGATGTCGCTGGCGGTTGCGTCCGCCTGGGCCTGTGCGGTCTGCCACCCCTCTACGGCGGCATCCACTTCCTCGCCTGTGTGGGTTAAGGTGTACTCAGCCATGATAACAGTCCTCCTATTGCTTCATCGATCTGTGCGCCGGCGTACGGGATTGTATGGTCCTGTTTGTCTGCTGTGTGGAGTTCTGCGCCGCCGCTATCGTAAAGGACCGCCCCAGAAGACTCTTTCAGCACTCCATATTCTTCTGTCCCTATCGAGATTAAGCATCCTTGACCGGTAGAGGCAGGATTCGGGATGATCTGTGCGGACGTGATCCTAATGGACATTTAGGACCACCCGCACTTTCCGTGTTTCCGGCGGTATTTCATACGTGATTTCCAGCGTGTAGACGCCCGTTTCCCTCGGCTCTACCAATACGCTGATCTGCGCGCCGTCGATCTCGCACGCTCCGGCTTGTTCCGGATCGGCGTCCATGTTCTTTTTCAATTCCCACGATGCCGACGGGATAACAATCGGGCCTGATTGTTTGCTGTGCACCTCTAGTTCGATGTATTTATCCTCGCCTAAAATCCAATCGCGCTTATACACTGGCAGCACAGCAGCACCCCCTTTTAAAAATCACTGTGTACCGGTCGTTTTCCAGTTTGGCTTCGACTCGCTCTGGCAACAAGACCACTTGGTATGGGTCCTCTTCTAATCGGATGCAGACTAGTCGACTATCTTGTATGTACAGGATACCTGACCAATACGCCTGCTCCCCTATGGCGTTCTCCGCCCAAAACTCACACGCGTATTGCCCGTCCGCCAAATCGGTGGGGACCGACGCCCGCCAGACCCCACCTTCCTCTTGTTTAAATATAAGGCTGTACTGATCGGCGTTTCCCCATACCTTTACTACGCTACCCATTCATCGCCTCTTCGTTTGCATCCTCAAAGGTTATATCAATTTGGCACGTGGCTCCTGCATCTACCGGATTCGGCGTAAGTGTCACTGTTTTAAATTCAGGAGCATGCGTGTTAAGGATTATCGTACGCCTGATTGTGGTAGTTTTTCCCGCTTTGTCTGTTGCGGTCGTGTCTACATAGTTGACCCCTTCGTTTTCGAGCGTGACTTGCTTGGTAAATTTTCCTTCTTCGTTTAGCGTGACTTCTCCTTGATCGGTTTTTTCGTTTAGTATCATGGTGACCGTCGGAGTCCCGCTTGCGTCTGATGCCGACCCCTCAAATGTGATTGTTTTTTGATTTGTAACAAAGTTATCCGGCGGACTTGTGATGTCCAAAGATGGCGGCGTAGTGTCTATTTTGATCGACCGCGTAACTGTGTCTGCTGCATTTCCGTCATTGTCGGATACGTTTACTTTAATCGTATGAGCGCCGTCTCCAAGAGCCTCTTGTGGCGTGTAAACAACATCATATCCTCCGGATACAGATTCCGTAGACACCCCCGGAGAGTCGCTTCTGATCGCCGGGTTGCTGTCGATCTCGAGCAAAAATGTATCGATGTTGATACCACTGTCATCGTCGCGCAACTGGACTGTGATTTCCGGCGTGTTGTCCGTGAGCAACGCATTCTCGCCGGGCGCGGTGATCGTGGCGGTTGGTTTTACATGCTCATTCACTTCCAGCCGCAGCGCTTCGCCGATTGCCCCTTCGGTGGATGAGTTAACTTCTTTTACGTTTCCCGCCTCATCCGTCGCTCTTGCGGTCACATCATAATAATGACCTTCCTCGTTATAAGATGATCTGCTTGGCGCGGTGAATAAGGCGGTCCATTTTTTTGTCTCTCCGTTATAGGTAAGAGTGTACTCCTGCCCGTCGATAATCGCTTTTACTGTTTTGGGTTCCATGCTGTGCCCCCTTTATGCCGCATATTTGCCGCCGCTGCTCTGCAATTTTCCAAGAATATCAGACGCATAGTTCGCTCCCCGGCTTGCAAAAATACCGGTCAATACGCATCCAACGTATGGCACACTAAAAGTCACTCCCAAAGACGCATAAATGTCCGCCCCAGCCAGTACACACAACGCAACAGCAACGACCAACGCGCAAAGCTGGATGACCACCGCCCGGCGCTCTCCCTCGATGATGTTTTTCACATATTCCACAAGCCCTTCAACCGTGACGGCCAGAGTCAAAAACAATACAATAGTCTCCATTATTTAGTCCTCCTTTTCTGGTTCTGTCGGTAATCCCATAATTTCTTTATACGCTTGTTTCCCTGTCCCATTTCCGCCCAATCGTTCATAAGGGCGGTATAGATATTCGATATTTTTCTTATCGTCCAACGAGCAATATCCCCGTTCCGTGTAATAGCGATGTGCCTGATAGATACGGTCGTGCAGGATCGCTTTTACGCCGTCTTCGATTGCGTCTTGTTCCACCTTCTGTGCTTTAATCTTACGCCATACCCATACGGCAAAAGCGCCTACAACACCCGTCAAAGCCCAATACAACAGTTGCGGGCCATAGTTTTCAATCCACTCCATTGGAACCGCCTCCTTATACAATCTGTGCGGCAAATTGTTTCACCGGCTGTCCGCCCGGGGCGGTGGTGTAGATGCCCGTCATATCCCCCGGCTTTCCAATCGGTACGATTGCCGCCAGCTTGTCCTCTCCACGGTTGATCGGCACGATGGTCACTACGTCCCCCGTTCCCGCAGTCACTTGAATCTGGGTCGCATTGGCACCGGAGAATTTCGCCGTATAGTATCCGCCGCGTTTGATTTTTACTGTCCCGCTGGTATCACTTGTAATAGCCACGTTTTGTAACCCCTCCAAAATTTTATTGTACGGAAAATCCTTGCCCGGACAATTCGGTTTCGTCACCGGATTGATCTCGCAGTGCCCGACAATATGCGCCCGGTCAACCGGGATGACGACTCCATAGAGACGTTTTACTTCCGCGATGATATACCGGTGCAGATCGATGCTTGCTGCAAGTTGCTCCGTGGTCAAAGTCCCGCCGCTCACGCAGACATGCTCAATGCTGATGGTGTAGAGATTGGCGTTTACCCGCCGGTCCCGTACAGTTGCTAGCTTAGAGCGCCCATAATATCGGTTGTCTGTGGCAACGTTGCTGGTGCCGTTGGCCCAAGCCGCACGGTCAAGCGCTACCAATTGATAGACCGTTCCGTCCTTGTCAACGACGAAGTGGGCCGAAGCTTCTCTTGCGGGATTACAAAGCGTAGCAAGTGCGCCGGATGCTGTACTTCCTGCGGTGATGTGGTTGACGATTATGTCCGGTTTCCAGCCGTTGCGGCTTCCATAGTTCGGGCTGGGATGCTGCACGATGTTCATTCTGCCACCTCTTCAAAATATTGATTTAATAATTCATGTGGCAAAAACTGTAATTCGACTTTGCCCCCGTCTTCCTCTCCTACTCGTTTGCAGATATACAGCTTTCCGTCTTCTAGGTCTCTATAATATAATCCGTATGTATATTCCATTCCCCGTGCCGCTGGGATTGGATCGTCTTTTGTCCCGGCGTGGGTCTCGTCAATCACAGTCCAAAGTGCCGGCGTGATTTCGGGCGGCCAATCTCCTTGCGTCGTATGTGACGTTTTGCACTTGTATAGCAACCCGCTTGTAGGCCCCCGCATTTTGGTTTGAGGATGATCCAGGTCTTTATCGTCGTATACCTTTACCTCTGGCACCCATACCGGGTAAAGCAGTTTGTTTTCTACGGCGAGATTGTCCGGGGCATAATTAGAGATGGCTTCGATTACCGCTCGGATTCTTTTCGCTTCGGTAATCAGTTTTTCCCTGTCAAATTCAGCCATTGTTTGTCCCTCCCATTAAAATAGAAATCGCTTCCTGCTGTGCTGCAACTTGTTCTTGTAGTTTCAAATTATCATCATCTGCCTTTTGGGAGATTATAATTGTAATTTTTCCTGACTCATATACACTACGAACAAGTTCCGTAAATCCTTTGTACTCTTTCTTTTCAATTGTTATCGATTTTGACTTGTTGGGCTCTGAAAATAACTCTCTCAATTTTTGATCTTGATATGTATTTGCATCAACGCATAATTCAAGGCTGAGACATCTTTTCCCGTCAGCATAGATAGCATTCTGCTCCGCACTCAATAAAGAAATTTCTGTCCCGTCCGCCATAATTGCTGTCAAATGATCGCCTCCAAACTTTTCTGCTGGTGCTATAGGAAAAACCACATTATATGGAAATTCGGGTTGCAAAGAAATATCTCGCAATTCTTGCTTGTATTGCGCCCATATAGATTGTTCAGCTTCTTCCATTTTTGCCCACTGTTCAGCATTACAAAACGTTTTATCACAGTCATCTAGTAGTTTATCTCTGTATTCTCGGATTTTAGACGCCTCTTCATCCTGCTCATGCTGCTTGGCTAGGTTGAGCCAATACTCATAAGCAGACGCAATTCTTGCGGATAAATTTAGAGACGGATGAACGGGAAGCGTGTATTGATCGTATGTCCAAGTTTGGATACTTTTCCCTGTAGAACCATCAATCTCCGTTCCCTCGGTGATCCCGTCATAAAAAATAGCACTACTGCCTGCAATCTCAAACGAACCAGGCGGTTTTTGGATGCTTGTAATCCTCATTTCAGCCTCCTTGTGGGGTATAGGAGAGATATGCTGCTCTGATATTTGATCTAGTTATGCAAAATATACCTGTCCCACCTACAGCCGCATCATAATCTCTAAAGTACGATCCAGTCCCAATTGACGACTCATTAGAGTGTGTATGAAAAAACGTATCATAGTAAGGCGGCGCATTAGGATTGTCATCAATAACGCCTTTGACATTTGGGAGCATACCGTAAGCGTTGTTATATGACATCCCTCCGATGTAATATTGGTCAAAGCTACTCTCACCCAAAAAAGGGTCTATGGAGCCATCGTGACTTGACCCATATGGAGCATGTATCTTGTAATAATATGAGTCAGCCGTATAATCCAGCCCGTCGCACATTTTGGCCTTGCTCCCCCAAAAGTGCTCTATCCCACAAAATTTGATTCCCTCGGAGCCACTGTATACCATACCTTTTTTGTCCATTGTCCCGGTCATATTATCAGCATCATCCTCAGACTTGCCAATTCCCAACGAGGTTTGTGAGTCAGCATCACAAAACATCATCACAAACATTGCCTGGAGTAATATACGTTTTGCCCACTCTTGCTGTTGGTATCCTTTGCCATTGGCTGTTGCATATCCCCTATAACTGGAGGATGTGTTGCGAGCAGCCTCCACTCCGCTAAGTGATCGCAGCTTGTTGTTGACAACTGTACCCTCATATGCGGACATATACATTGTCTGCTGTATAACTCCAGACTCCGACAGATATGCATTGGCACAGTAGGTGTTGTCTGGTTGTGTTAGACTAAATTTGCATCCTTTCCAGGTTTTCCCACCGCTCTGATCCTCGTAGAATTTGTAATATACAAGTGGAAACTCAATCATTACATCCCCATCATCCCCAGATGTAATGTCCGCCGCTGTGCCATCGGAGCGCTTTGAATAATCATCCGGATCAAGATAATACTGTACTACCCCGTTTTTAAGAAGACATGGACGAATATTTTTAAATAGCCAGCATCCTCCAACAGAACCTGGATCAAACGTACTCCCTGACATGCTCGCCGGTATCCATTCGGATGCCCCATCCGTATACTCCACGGTTGCTGTACTCTCGTCGATTCTCCATCCTATAATATCTGGCTCGGTTGGCAGCGTAAGCGTCTCGCGCTGCACCTGCCCTCCTGTAGCCCGGATGAGCGCTGCTGCTCCATAATACTCATCTGGATAGTCGATAAGCAGGACATAGTACGTGTGCCCTTGGAGCACGTCAAACTCTGCGTTGTCGAGCGCGTCCAGCGGCTTAGTCAGATTAACACCCAGCTCACTATTACTGATCCTTACACGGGTATCTCCGACATCTCCCCCGTCCTCCGTATCCACATGGATAATCAGCTTTGTGGCATAATCCGGAGAGGCAAGCACACGGAACACGTCATCTGGCGTTGCATCTTGTCCAAGCCCATATAGCGCAGCCGTATCGTCCTGTAGCAGCGTCGCCTTATTGAGTGGAGTACCATCCTCTATTGGATCGTCTGCGCGGCTCATGTCAAATACATTGGTCTGTCCGCTGACAGGCGTAAGCAATACCCGCCCCGGATGTGTTGGTATCCTATCTTTGATAAGTCATGCCTCCCCTGAATATAAGTCTCCGCTGTAAAACCAAGCTTGTTCCATCTTCGTTATAATCTCATCGAGATCAAATAAGATTTTTTCTATGTTATTAGCTTGTTTCCATGTTAAATTATCCATACTAGACGGTGGTTCTGGTGTGGTTTCATACACAGATATTGCCGATCTTATTGCAGAGATGTTTGTTAAATATCTACTCATCTGGCTTTTTAATGGGATATCTTCTCTTTGCCAAGTAGTGTTAATGGAGACTATATCATCAGGGTTGAATTCTTGGCTTGCTGCAAATTTACCCATGCCCGAATTGCGAAAAAAGTTATTCGTAATCTTGTCATATAGGCAAGCCTCTCCATTCATATCGTAAACAGGTATGAAATCACGCACCAATATCTCGCCATCATATATTTTCATTGAGTAAATTTTAAGATTTGCTAGTTCTGTGGCTTCACCGTATGTGTTTCCGCCAAATGCATATATTTGATATTGACCTGTGAAATCTCCATCAGAATTTGTTACTGTAGCTGAATCTAGCTTACAAACATTTCTATTTTTATCTACAAGGTGTCTTCCTGTCGGAGAGATTGAACTATCAAATAATTCGTTTGTATCGTTATAGTCTGATCTGAATAGTCCATCTTCTGTAAGATGGAAGCAAAATCTTCCCTCATATGTTGGGGTCTTCCCCCTCCCTCCGAACACGCTTTGGAACGCACTTATTGTTTGGGTAAACTGGAAATCACATACAATTCTTGTATTACTCGTAGGATTAATTCCTGTGGAGATATATTGTGACCCGGTAGACTGTATATACTCTAATTCCTGATATTTTTGAGGCATCCTATGAGGAATGAAAATAGGAGAGTAGTCTACCTTATATCCATATTCCTGCAACAAATTTGCTATGTAATCGGTCGCTTCACAAACTCGATTAAGGTCAGATACGTTATAGTGTCCTTTGGAAGTAAGTGCCTCCACATCTTGAAGAGTTCTATCGAATATTAATGTGTCAATAATACTTATACAACAGCCCTCCCCTCATAATTCCCGCGGAACGCCCCGTTATAGGTGTACTGTATCTCAGTCACCAGGACTGTACTTTCTGCAAACTGGTTCTTGTTCGTCACTCTATCCAGCGGGTCAAGGCGCGGGTCTGCCCGGAATGCTCCAGACAGCACTTTCCTGTTTTCCAGATAATCGGCGGCCCATTGTGCTACAGCAGAGGCACGCTCAGAAGATACCAACGGATTGCTGATGTCCTGCGTTTCCCCTGTGGTCCCAACCGTTAAAACCGCTGCCCCATCATTTACATTGACTGCCTTTAATTGCTTTGTCAGGCTAATCTCAGAGTTTGAGTAGCTATTAAAACGGTTTATCTCATAGTCTGTTGCTCCGCTTCCCAATGGCTCAATGTGGAGCATCCCGTCACGGTCTTGATAAAAGACACAGCAGGCCGCATTTGCCACATATTGCAGGACCTCTGCAATAGTATTTTCGGATAAATCCGCAGATTCGGCGGCAGTAATGGAACTTAGAGAAGCATCCAGGGTCCACCTATCGGAACCATCCGGCATAGTTGGAAGGTCTGCTTGTTGTAGAGCGGAAGTAGCAATATCCGCCAGCGTACCCGTTGAAGGACCAGTATATGTATCGCTCATAAATTCCAGGGCATCCCTCGCTTTGAATGTGGCTGTAATGCCATTTTGCGGAGTATCCCATTCGCTCATGTAGAATGTACCGGCCTTAATCCACTCAACAGAGCCATTGAGCTTATACCCATACCTGGCCGTAATAGACTGCCGCTCCATCAGATATTTCTCTGCACCCTGCGGGTTGTCCGGGTTGTATTCGCCGTTAAGGTTGACGATTTCAAATGTAATTTCCGACTTTGGAAGCTCTGCGGACATCGGATCCACAAACATATCGTGCCCATAGCTCATAAGTTCGGATTTTCCGTAAGTCTTTTCAACTCCAACAATGATCCGCTCTATTCGTGCCCGCCTGGATGGTTTGCACCATTCCAAGACTTCAATGACGATCCTGTTGTACCCTTGGATGTCCCCTTCAACAACGGATGAGATCTCTTCATTCTCAATCACTGTTTTGGTGAACACTTGAGCGGTACCGTTATAGGCTGTTATTTTAAAACTGGATGCGTATTCGTTGTAGGATGGTGCCCATGTAACCGTTATCCCTGGAATTACTGCATTGAATACCTCTGAGAACTGAATCGTAATTGTCGGTGTAACGCTATAAGTGCCGTCATTGCCAGACAGTTCATTGCCTATAAAGCCGTTGTTCCCATATGGGCCAGAGTTAGGGACGATGCGCGCTGTTCCATTTAAGGGCCAAATGTTATGCTCCAGTGTGGCATACAGCACTTGCTCTTTTTCGGTCTCATCGATCAGGTGCTCTGTGCTTGAAAAATCTTCATGCCCGTTGTCAGATGGGGCCGCATCCGCTTGAGCGTCCGGGTCTCCCACATTAAGGATGATTTCTACGTAGCTTTCAGGAACAAGGGTCTGCTCCTGTGCATCTTTCCACGCCTGTGATACCTGTTGCATAGAAGCAGCCCCCTTCCTGAATTACACTTCTACTAGCGAAAGGCCCGCATTTTGATATCCCTTAATGCTTCCATCTTTGTTTCTTAGGAATACAGCAGCGGTTCTGTCCGACACATACATTTGCCTCGTCACCCACGAGTTTGTGTCTTGCAGATAGAAGGTTACATTGTTGTAGAACGACCCGCCTCTAGCTGGGCTAAACTGTGCCAAAATGGATGCCCAATTTGAAGCTGATATAAATGTCCACCCAAGCTCAACCTTGGCTATATCGTCTCTTATCACAGCCCCGATGACATATCCCTCAACGTTTCGGCCAGAATCCACCACGGTAGAGGTGGTGGCTGAATAGGTGGACGGCTCGGGGAACGCAAAACTCCCAATAGAGACCATCGGCGTCATCCAACCACACCCCCTACCATAATGGAGGCCCCGCTGTTTCTGGATGCGCGGTCATATGCCTTTTTTATCTGCTTTCCATCAATGTTGACAACGCCCTCTTTTGCGAGGATCGCCCTCAGAAGCTCGTTCTGCTCCCTTAGCAAAGCGTTCTGCGCCTGATTTGCATCCGATACGCCAGCAGCGATTCCCTCTACAATTTGAGCGTTATTCGCCACAGCAGTTCGGCTCCCAATGGTCCCAACCAGTTCCGGCCCCGCCTCTCTTGCGAGGAACATCTGTCCAGTCTCGGGGAAGCCGCCGGACGCAAACGCCTTCGTTGACTTACCGCCACTTACGCTCTGCGTAACAATGGTATGGACCGTTGTGATGTTGCGCGGAATGGAGTTCAGGCTGGAGATAATAGACTGGATAGCCGAATTGCTTTGACTTGCCATGCTTCTATACATGGTGGTCATTGCATCAGTGAACCTTTGGTTTTCGGTCTGTGCGGTAGCAATGGAAGTGAGGAAGAAGGCCAGCGTTGTATCAATTATGGTGTAGACCTCAGAAGAGAATGTTGTTGCAGAATCCTTCATCTCCGTTACCGTGCTGCCCCACATATTCTTTACGTTTGTAAACTCGCTTCGTAACTGCGGCGAACTGTCTTCCATGCCCTTAGAAAGCCCTGAAATTAAGTTCTTACCTACGCTGCGCATGTTAACGTACATATCATCCGAAAGTTGAATGTTCCCCGCAGACTCAGTTAAATTCTTGAGCGTTGACATTAAACTGTTGTAAACAGTCAGCAAAGAAACGGTTTCTACCAACTCCGGGTTTATTGTCTCAAGATTTTCCTTTAGCCTTGTTACATCATCGACCATGTTCCATACATCGTTCGCAAGGCCACCGATCGGGTTCCCAGCAAATAGTTTCTGGAATCCACTTACAATGCTATCCCACGTAATACTCCCCATGCTGCCTGTATACGAAGAAATCTCACCGGCCAATCCAGTCATGTAATCTGTAAAATCGGCCATATTCGTTTCAAGCCCCGGTAATTTCCCATTAAGATCATCCAGCGATGGAGAAAGTTTGTCCCCCAATTCATTTGCAACAGAAATTAGACTTTCTGTAAAAGCGATAAAAGCGGCAGCAAGCTCAACCAGGATAGCGGTACCAAGGCCGATTGCAACAGGAAGTAATCCAGCACTTGCTACTGTTGCTGCGCCAAGAGCTGCTGTTACAACGCCAATTCCGACCAATAATGATGTCCCAAGCGCAATCCCAGAAGCAATCGTTTCACCATTGTCAAGAACTGGTTGCCAAGCATGACCTATTTCATTAAGCCCCTTACCAATAGCCCAAATTTCAACAATAAATAACCCGGTTGCCACGCCAAGTTCCAGAAGAATGGCCGTTCCAATCCCAATGTTTAACGCCGCTGGTGCTCCTAGTGTTCCAAGGCCATAAGTGGCAAGCCCAACAGCCACAAGGGCCGCAGTACCAAGCCCAACACCAGCCGCAACTGTGGCACCATTGTCAATTACCGGCTCCCATGCAATTCCTACCTGCTCCAACTCATATCCAAGAATTGCAATCGCTCCGACAACAATTACAGCCGCCGCAGAAACTTCTGCTATGATTGCAACGCCTAGTCCCAGGTTTTTGGCGAGAGAGGATAAACTTGGGGACAGCTTGCCACTTACCGACGTATTAACAGCTTCCGTTGCGGTTGCAACAGTATCAACGGCTGTTGCGGCCTTCCCGATATTTGCAATACTCTTTAACTTCGAGAAAGCATCAAGAGCTACTGCAAGACCACCAAGAACCTCTAGCGCTCCGATAATCAGCGTAGCTTTATCGACCCCGCTCCAGTCACCTTCTTTAATCTCTTCCCAGTTTGTCGCAATTTCCCGGACGATAACTGTAAATCCTTGGATTGCAACTCCCCATGCGGCAAGTTTGATGTTCCCGGTAAACACTCCGATTCCAATCGCAATGTTGGTAAGTCCCCTAACCGCTGTTAGCGCATTGCCCCAATTCACACCATTCTCGGAAATGTCTTTAATGGCTACAACAATCTCTCCGATCCCTTGAATAACCTTTAATGCTCCGCCGAATTTAAGGCTTCCAAGCAAGATAAGCGCGTCCCCAACCATTCCTGCAAACTCACTTATCATTCCTGCAACGTTCTGGACAGTGGCGCCATTTTCTCTGAAATCGTTCAGATAGCGCATGAACTCATTAAGGTCTGCAAGGAACATCGTTAATCCTAGCGCCTTAAATTCAAGGTTTAAAAGAAGCGACGCCCCTTTTAAACCCGCCAAAGCGGTTTTGATTTTCTCGATAGATTGAAGTAGGCCAGTTGCGACTTTCCACGCCGCAAACGCAGCCCCAGCTGGGATGACATAATTGTAAAGAAGGTCTTTAACCGCTTCCTTCAACTCATTAGTCTGGTCAGTCAACCCATTCAAAAAGTCATATTCAGGCAGGTCAAGCCCAAGATCGCCACCAGATACTCCTGCTCCGCCTCCAGCAGCTGCATTCTGTGCGGGGGAGATGATATTCAATTCGTCAATCCCAAGCGTGTAGTCTTGCAGCTTTTTGGCCGCTTCCGCTGCATCATCCAGCGCGTTGCTTGCGTCGGTTGCGCCACCGGCTACACCTTCAAGGCCAGAGTAGTCAATGGTTGGAAGTTCAAACCCAAGGAAGTTCGCAATAGCCTGGGCCGCTTCTGTCAACACTTCAACAAATGCCTGAACCCACGGAATAACTTGCTGAAGTATGGGGATCAGCATATTGCCAAGAGCACGACGAAGCTGGACGATTTGCTGATTTAAGATCCTTATCGCATTGGCAGGGGTCTGGATTGTTCTGGACAAATCTCCCATTGCGTTGGTGCTTTGCTCCATAATTGCGATGTACCGAAGCTGAGACTTCTCAGCCTGGGTCATCGCATTTACGCTCTCAGTAATCCCGTGGTTCAGCGCCACTTGCTTCAAAGATGCAACATCAATTGCGTAGCCCAAGCGACGAAGCGGCTCAATCTCTCCAGCAAGACCAGACTGGAGCTTCTGCATTGCCTCCTCAATTGAGATGTTATAGAAGGAGCTAATGTCGTAGCCAAGCTGAGTCAAATTCTTTGACATGAGTGCTGCACTGTCAGATGCTACGCCAAACCCGGATGCCATCTGCATGAACACGCCTTGGTTGCGCATCCACTCAGAGGAGTCAATCCCCGTAAGCGCCTGAACTTCTTCTGCATATGCCTTTGCGGACTCAGCATATTCGCCCATAGCCACGGTAAACAGGTTTAAGTTCTCAACGTAATCGTTTGACTCTTTTACCCAATTAGACATTACAGAAGCAATTTTCCGAAATGCGATTAAATAAATTCCAAACTTTAATTTTGCTCTATCTGCACTGTTTCCAAGAATATTAAAACTATTTGCGGCAGAATTATTCGATGCAGCAAGTCCTGCATTACTAGATATTATCCTTTGGATTCGAATTGGAAATGCAGAAAAACCATTTGCGACTCTTTGCATCTCTGTTGCAAGGGGACGCATAGCGGAAGCCACTTGGTTCATCTGCTGGGCAAACTTTCCAAGATCGGCTTTATCAAGGGCGGTGCTTATCTCCGGTAATTTCTTCAATGCGTTGATCGTAGAGTTTAACCCGCTTGCCTTCTGGATAGTGGAAAGACTATTCATAGCAGAGGCAAACTGCTGGATTTTCTGAGAATTAAGGTTTGTCCCGTTAATCAGCTTCGCCGCATTAGAGAGAGCTTGGAGCTGTTTGGTAGTGGTAGTCAGCCCCGCACCGCCCTTTGCCGCAGACTTCAAGTTGGTCAGGGCAGTGGCAAGCTGTTCGATTTTCGATGCCGCGTCGCTGGATGTTACCTCGATTTCAATTTGCAGGCTATCAATGTCAACGGCCATGTAACCACCACCTAAACATAAAAAATTCCGCTACCTCGACTCCATATCGAGATAGCGGAAAACTTCGATTATTTAGTTATTCAATTAGTTCACATTCTACCCATGTTCCTGCGCTTAAACATTCACCTTCAAACGTAATCTCGTCTCCGACATTTACATCTTTAAGTGCTTCTTCCTGCTCTTTTTCAAATTCTGCATAAAAGAAAACAATAGTGTTGTCTACTCTGGTTTCCATTGTGAGCGTTGCCCCGCCAGACCAATTGAGCAATCCATCCGTTTCCATTCCGTTAATTGTGGCAGTTACAATGTATCGGTTATTTTTATATAACTCATCTGCTCTTAGCTCGTTTTTCTCATATTCTCTAAATATTTCAGAAAAGGTAACAGCCGATTGTATCTCTTCTTTTTGGATTTCATCTCTTTCCGGCAGCGTCATCAAATACACCGAAAACCACACGCAAGCAACTGAAACTATGCTCAAGAGGAAAGAAACAAAGATTCCTTTCTTTTTCTTGATCGCAGAGAGAACAGATGTAACTGTAAGCGCAATCAGAAACGCAGACAGAACCACAAAAACTCCTATCACAAAGGCTTTGTCATTCATTTTAAGCCTCCGCTCCGTCTGAAAATTTCAGATATTGTTAGAGCAATTCCTTTGCACAACTGATATATTCCAAACGGAATAAGCATCAAAATAAAACATAGAAGTTGAATAACGTCTTTATCTTCGTCTGTCCTTGTCTTTCTGCGTGCCATTCTACTCCCTCCTCCCCTGCATCATACCACAACACAGAGGAGGAGTCAACCAAAATTCTCCGCTATCTCGATATGAAGTTTTCAAGGTGCAATAGGGGAGAAAGGGTCAATTTTGCTTCTTTCCCCAATTTTTTCCGGCCCGCATCATCTGCTTCATATAGATTTCAGCTCGCAGACGCTCGGCTTCTTCTTGCTGTTCGGACTTGTCCTCTTTTTCCCCGTTCAGCGCATAAGGTTCCGTCCTGAACGGTTTTGGCTTTGTGCCTTTCTTTGCAAAGGCATGTAAAACGGGAGAAACGTCGCATAGAGCTTCATACACATACAACCCCATCAAGTGGGCCTCTGCATTGATCCTCTCCATGCGACGTCTATCAGCCTCCCTATAAATTGCTGCCATCCGCACATCCCCGTACCAATACTGGTCCCATGTCATTCCAATGGAGAGATAGTACGGACAGTCAGCAAGAAAGATTTCCTCATATGACCGCTGGCGCGTTACAGCTCCAGGGTCAGGCCGGAGTTTTTTTCGGCATCCTCATCAACCAGAATGGCATTGGATGCCTGGGCCTGCTGGTAGAGCTGAATGAGCCGCTTAACCAGTTTTTCCGGCACGCCGCCACCCCAACGGTCAATCAGCTTGTCGGTTTTCTCACGAGGGACATTGCGGTGATTCTTCCGAAAACTGTAATAGAACAGGTCCCGCATCCCGGTCACAGGAAACTCGATAGCGTCTTCCAGCTTGAACTTGTTTCGCTCGGCAAACACCACGCTCTCCTTGCTGAAATCTAACTCATATACCTGCCCGGTCTGATCGTCTGTCAGACGGGCAGGCTGAATAAACTCCTGAAGGTTTGTCACTTTCTCGCTCATTTTCTGTCCTCCTTACACCGTGGGAGCCGCCGCCATCTCGGGGGCGCTATTGGGAGTAATGTACAGGGTGGTCTCCAACATTGCGTCCACCTCAGCCTCGTTCAGGCCAAGAGGGGCAGGAGTGCCAACAAAGTAGGTCGCATTTGTCAGCTTCGGATGAACCACAGCAAACCAAACCTGCTTCCCGCCTTCAATCGCCGTGTCATACGCTTCCATGAGCGTGTCCCACGCCTCGATCAAATCTTCAGTCAGGTTAGCGCCATACTCCAGAGCGCCGCCAAGGTCCTTCAACCCCTGAACATAAGTCATGTACTCGGTCTCCTCCAGGGTGGTACTGTCAATGGTGTTGGGGGAGGGGTTAAAGTTGGGCATGGACTTCACTTCGGGAATCTTGATGTATCCCGTGGTGGGCCGGGTGCCAGGTGTGGTCTCCACTGCATACTGGAGCGTCATTCCAGCGGTGGAAAGTCTGGGAGAAGCCATAAAAAATACCTCCTTGAATTTAATATTCATAGGAGGCACTTGGCACATAGGCACTTGGCACTGTTAGCCTTTGTTTTGTTTTACTCTGCCCGATAAACCCACAAATCCTTGTCTATCGAGGCTTGATACCGTGCGACGATTCTGTAGATTGTGGCGTCGCTCAAGTTTGCAACCGGGTTGCACAGGATTCTTGCAAAGCCCATCTTGGCAAATTCGTTGTCTACGACTTCCAGAATGTCCTTTGCCTCTGACTTCTTGTAGCCCACGGTGTTAGAGTAAATTCCAACTTCGTACATCACCGTGACCGCGTTCTCGATGTTGGTTGTCCGCATTCGCTGAACGATTGAGTTATCCGACTCCACAATGGTCACAGCCGGGAACTTTGCGGGCAGGTCTGTAAATTCACCGCTTACAAAGATGCCGTCATATTTTTCTCTCAGCGCAGAGGCAACCGTTGAGAAAACGATTGACTCAATGTCAATCACTTCAACACCTCCTTTGCCGTCGGAACAACCATGTTTCGGAGCATCCGGGCGGTGTCATACATATACGGCCTCGACGGCATACCAGCAGTCCAATGCCATTCTCCATCTTTCCAGTACCACCAGCCTTCCTCTCCATGCTCGTTCACATCGTATCGCCATCCAGCAAGGCCGGGTTCCGGGTGTGGGCTTTGGGCACCTCGAATTCCGGTCCCAAATTCAGCGAAAGCGCTGTGCGTGGCGGTGGACACCACATATCCCTTGTCGCCCCTGTACTGGCTCTCAATCCCGTTGACCAATTCTCCGGTGTCGTATATGGACATATAGGAGGCATTAAGCTGTGCCAGCGACACGCCCTGTTCCGTCAACGAATGAGTCAGATTCTCACCGGCGGCGTCAACCTTCTTCTGATATGCTTTCAGTTCCTTCAACGCCTGATTGATGGATTGGTCATTCAGTTTCAGTTTGATGGTCAGCATTTGCTATCGCCGCCTCAATCTCCGCTTTCTTCGCAAACAGGCTTTGTTCGGCCTCATATTCGGAAACCTCCACGCGCTTGATTGCGAAGGAAACACTGTTCTTCCAGGGGGCCACTAACTTGACTATGTAATTGTATGGGCCGTCAGTGTCAGCACCGTCCACCCACAACACCGCATCTTCGTCAATCTCGCAGTCAGTGTCCGCCGTCGTCATAGTGCGGTCATAATCTTCCAGAGAACCAAACTGCTCAACCTCAGAACTTCCCTTGTTCGGCGAAACACACAGCATGGCGGATTTCAATTCGCTATAAACCGGGATATAGGATCCGGTTGGATTTCCATATTCATCCACAATTTCCTCTTGGCCTTGCAAGAGTTTGAAGAATACGGGCTGTTGGTTGCGCAAAAGTGACCTCATCAAGTCACCACCTTCGCAATCGGCGTCACTTCCTGCAAGAGAGATTCAGAAATCCAGGAGGATTCATAACTACGAGAAATACCGTTCTCTGAATGGCTAAGTTCCCCTTCAGCTCCGATTCTGTTATACAAGTCCATCGCGCACCGAAATTGCAAGTCCAGATACCGGCTCTCCAGTTCATCCGGCCACTCCCCATACGGATAGCGACGGGCGAGTATCGCACTCTTAGCGCTCTCCAGGCAGTCCTCCAGGATGGCCTCGTCAGGCTCTCCGGTTCTTAGTTTCAGCCTCGACAGATTGTCCATGTTCAACCCTCCTGGGGCGCCCCGGCTTCTTTGCTTCTGCGCTGGGCGGCGTGGAGTCATCCACGACTCGCCCGTGCTGCTTCATCTCGGTTTCGTCCTTCGGTTCAATCCTGAACTCCTGACCCGCCTTGTAAAACGTTCCCTTATAGCAAACACGATACTTTGGGATAAACCTCACGCCGCCTCACCTCCTATCAGGTAATGACCTTCAGAACGCCAACGGAATCCATCCGCTCGTAGGAGGGCAGAACGATCTCGGACGCAAAGGTGTTAATGTTCACGGGGTGGTTCTGAATCTCGCGGGTGATAGCAACGCCGGTGTTCACAATAGACACTTCGGCACTGGACGCACCCTGGAGGTCGGCCTCCTCGGGAGTGGTGCCATACCAGGTGTTGCCCAGGTTCCCAGCGGGGATCAGGCACACATAGCCGTCCGGCACAAAGCTGTGGGCAGTACCGCTCTCATCCTTGTACTGCTTGTCATAAATGGCAATACGCAGGCCAGAGGTGGCCTCCACAATAGCCTTTACCTCGGCATCGGTCAGATAGCCAAGGGACAGGCCGTTGGTGGTCAGGTAGCGGTTTTTCACAGCATCCGTGGCCGCCATCAGATTGAAGGTGTAGGTGTTCATAATGGCAATGGTCAGTTCATCGCCAGTCTTAGACCGAATCGCATCCTTGACGGTCTTGAACGCCGCAAACGGGTCAGCGGTGGTAGGTGCCGTCCAAAGAGCGGTTGTGGTCAACGCAGTATAGTTATTGGTCTTCCACACATCGCCAGGGTCGTAGTCATAGGTGTAGTCCACACCATTAGCTGTGATGGTAATGCCGCAATCTCCACCCTCCGGGAACAGAAGCTGCATAATCATCCGCTCGGGCACCACATTCGCACCATCAATCAGGTCGCGGGCATCGTCAAAAATCCGCGCAATGACCTCAGCAGCATAGGGGTCAGTAGACTCCTGCACACGAAGCATCTCCTGGCGGTCGCGTTCCTTAATCTTGAAGCCCTCACGGAAGAACGCCATCTCAGTTTCCAGTTTGTCAAAGCCAATCCGATCACGGAAGGTAGCCTTGGTATCAAAGGCGGAGGGCATCAGGGAGACGGGCAGGCCCCGGCTTCCCTTGATCCAAGACAGGTCAAGACCAGCCTTTTTACGGGCAGGGAACAGAGTAGCGCCCAGGTAAGGAATCTGGTTGGAGGCAACCTCCGTCCAGTTAGCCGCAACAGCAGCGGGAGTAAAAATTTCTCTCAGGTCCATCTATGTATCCCTCCTTACTCGTTCACGCCGATGTTGTCCCGCAGGATAATGCCGGGGACGGCAAAGGTAGTGTCCAGCGTCACACCGGAGTGCGCCTGCGCCTTCTTCTTGTCCACAACGCCCTGAACCAGCAGAGCGCCATTGGGATTTACGGTAGGGTCAACATCGTACAGCAGCATCCCCGCAGCAGTAGCAAAGCTGGTCGCGGCAATCTTTTTCCCGGCGGAAGTCATGGGCGTACCGGCCTTAACAGCGGAGGTCTCATCCACCAGAATAGGAATCGCGGTGAACTCGTCAGCGGCCAGAATCTCAACGGTTCCGCTGACAGAAGTCTTGGAAAAAATCATCCGTATCTCTCCTTTTTAAAAATAGTGCTTCAGCCCCTCGTTCGCATTTTTGAGGGCGTCCGCTCTCTGCTTGCCTAAATTGCGGGCAAACTCAATAGCGGTGTCTTTTTTCTGGTCATCTCCACCAGCGCCATCAGGCTTTGGATCCTGCTTGACCATCTCTGCCCGGAGTTTCTTCTCATAGGAGGTGTTGGCCTTCTGCTGGTTCTCGAAAACCTTGTCCATGTTTCCGTCAAACAGGGCCTCGGCAGTCTCGCGGGCCAGTTTCTCGTCATATCCTGGCATGGCAATAAACCGTGCTGTATGCTCTGCAATGGTAGACTTGCGCAACAGTTCAGTGTACTTGTCCTCCAGTGCCTTGCGATCAGCGTCAGCCTGTGCCTTGGCCGCTTCGTCGTCGGTCATCTTGGCCTTGATGGTTTTCTTCGCTTCGGCCAGTTCGGAGGCGGTCTTGTCAAACAGGTCTTTCTTCACATATCCCGCAAGATCAACCTTCTCCGGCACTTCCACTTTCAAAAGTGCTTCAACCTTCTGCTCTGCGGTCATGCTATCGAATCCTTCAATACCTTCGGTGCTAATGGTAGGCATAATCAATTCTCCTTTGCGCTTTTTCGTCGGGCATCTCCGCCCCGTATTTGCGTTTACTGTTCTCTCAGGTTTGCGTTTTAACGTCTTCTCTGACGATATTCAAGCGGCTGGGCCGCTGAAATACGTTCGCTGTCTTTTGAAGATTTTGGCGCATACACGTACTCTTTTTCACCATGTTCCGGAATCAGCAAAGCGCATAGATTCCCGCCAAACACACAGGCGGAATCGATACAAATATCGCCGGTCAATGTTGTGTATGCAAATCCGGTTTCACTGGGCGTATGCCCAAATACAACCTGCTTTTCCCGTTTCCGGCTATCTTTTTCCATCCAGTTTCTTCCCCACAAAAGTTCAGCCGGGAAGTTCTCTTTCAGCTTTGGCCTTGATAATCCGGCATGGCAAAAAATATTATTTTCCGTTTCATGGTAAAGAGGCAGGCCATCAAACCATGAAATTGCTTCTTCAAAGCAATCTGTTCGTCCAGAAAAACTTTGTACTGTTTCTTGTCCGCCGTTCATAAACCAGATGCCTGTTTCGTTTTTCCTGTATGCATTTATGGCCATCTGTTCATGATTCCCACGCAAACAAACAACTTTTTCTTTCCCATGTTTGATTTGCATACCAATCAGCGCAAGCACAACCGCCAGGCTGTTCTTCCCGCGGTCTATGTAATCACCAATGAATACCAGCGTATCCGTTTTTGGGTTCCACTTTGCCTTTTCCAGTAAGGATTCCAATGTGTAGAAGCACCCGTGAATATCACCGATTGCAATCAAGCGTTTCATGATCTCACCGCTGTACCGCCCCTTCTCTGGGGCCATATTCAAACGGCTGGGCCGCTTAAAGTTCAGGAAGTTCAATTCCCTCCATTACTGCTCTTGCCTCAAGAACGGCAATATAATCTGTCATAGCCTTTACCTGAATGTTGTATGCGCTTCTTGGGCAAGTAGGAGAAAAATCAAGTTTTCCATTATCCCACTTATCCAGCATAGACTTTAACTTCTTGTATCTGACAACATTTTGAATGTATTCCGCCTTGAAGCGGTTTTTGTAATCTTCGCTAGTCATTAAAGAAATTGTGTCTTTCAGTTCCATTGTTTTCCCTCCGTTATTTCATAATCGGTTGAAATATGCACCTACACCGTCTATGCGGTTTCGGCGGAATCGCATTGATGGAGTACACCTTCCCATTCCGCTCTCGGCAGGTTTCACACACCTTTTCATCGCCCACCGTCACCCAGCGCACACGGCGCACACCGGCATCACGATAGGATTTCAGTGTGGATTCATCGGTCACAATATCTGCATAATCCGCTGTCAAACCAGCCCAGTAATGTAGGCCACGCCGAAACTCCGTCACCTTTGCGGTGCTGGAATTGATACCCTCAGCGGTGTACTGCCTTTTTCGTTCCACCTCATTTGTGTACTGGTATTTCGTAACAGCGTTGTAAGCAGCCAGCAACGCCAACAACCACGCTAAGTCAGGCGGTTCTTCTCCGTGCGGTTCGGCCTCCTGATACCGCTCTTGCGCCAACTCCAAGTACACTTGGCGATTATCCGCTTCCAGTTGGTCATATAGCTCACGAGCGACGGACAGCACCGACAGTTCATCAAATCCGTCTTTTGCCGCCTTGTCCTTGGCATCTTCAAACCGTTTCGTCGCTCTGCGGTTCAGAAGTTCAATCGCTTTGTCTGTGGTTTCGTAAAAATTTTTTGGCATAAGCAATCAACCATTAGCAAGAATTTCTGCATCTGTGCACTTTTGCTCTTTTATCTTGAAAGAGAACATAGTGCTTTGCTTTGTAGTTTCTTACCCATGTCCTACGCTCTTTTTCCCGCTTTCTATCTGAGTCAAAAAACTCATTTAGGCTTTCAATAAATTTATTTATGTTTTCCGTAAGCTCAGAAAGTGCGGTTCTTACTGCGTCAAAAAATTCATTCCACGTCTGGATTGTTTCCTTGCTCATTTTCGCCCCCGCCTTCTGTATTCCGGCTTTCTCTCTCCGCCGCCAGTTCATCCCTCAACGTTCGGTTTAACACTTCCTGCTGTTCTTTTTCCCATTCCATTCCGCGCCGGTAAGCGCCCTCAGCGTCGGCAAACACGCCGGACACGTCGTAAGCATCCTTGGGGTGTACCTTGCTGTTGTTTAGCAGCTCACAAAGTACCTGCACCTTAGACTGAATATTAGACAGGTTCTTTCTGGTGAACTCCGGCTTGATGTCAGATAACTGCAAATTCAGGTCGGCGGTATTCCGGCAGATGTAGAGCACAATCCGAAGGAACTCCCGTTCAGATCGAATGAAGGTTTTTTCTGTGTCCTTCGCCCGACTCTCTGCCTCCGCAAAGCCGTCACGGTAGATAACCGCCGTCCCGGTATCGCTGGTAGAACTACCGCCGTTTCGGTTCGGCATACCACAAATGGTCAGGGCGGTGTCGTACAGGTCATCCACAAGTGTCTGTGTATTGGTCTGGTTCAGTTCTGAGGCAATACGATAAACCTTCGCCTCCATGCCTGGCTGACCTTTGATTTCTACTGCCATTCCTCCAGAAGAAAGCGATTTATACGCATTTTTATCAATTTCGCAGTTCTGGAACACATCAAACGCATTGACAAAATCCTGAATGCTGTCAACGCGATTGCTCTCCACGGTGTTGATAGCGTTTAGCAGGGGAAGAACAACCTCGAAAGCTCCCATGCGGGCATCGTTGTTTGGGTACTCGATAATAGGGATATAGGGAATTGTTCTAGCTTCCTGCTTCTTTATTTCTCCGCCAGCAATCTCGAAGTACCATTCACGGGTGTACACGCACTGATAGGGCTTGCCTTCCTCGTCCCACTGCCGCAGCACACCAGCAAGTGGCTTGTGTCCCACGCCGCTGTAATAGATAACAAAAGCATCTCTTGGATCCAGCGTGTAGATGCAAACAGGAGAACCGTCCTCCTCGCCTTCCTCGTCAGGAACCACCATACGAACACCTACGCCGCAAATGTGCATCCAGTCAGCGATTTCCTTGTCCTTCGTGTCCTTGCTTTCGGCACGCATGAATTCATTCAGTGTGTTTACCTTTTCGGAAACAGAATCATTTCCACCATTGGACACATATTGGAGGGGCTCCCCTAGCAGATAGGCTGTCTTGAAGGTTACGATCTCATTTGCACGGTTTACCATGACCTTGTTGTTGATTTCTGGGCGGACAACCTTCTCTTTCAGGCGAATATCCTGCTTCCCCCGAAAACAATCGTATAGATACTGGATTTCTGCCTTGTTCCTAAAGTGTGTGGGCATTGCTTTTCCGATCACATCGGACACATTTTCTGGGGTGATCTCTTTTTGGTTCGTATACGCCACATGTCTTCCATGTAGCCCATCGTCAGGCCAACAGGATATTACATTTTCATATTCTGTCAACAATTCACCTCCAGAGCAAAACAAAAAGTGCCAATAAATCGCTAGAAACTCAGCGATTTATTGGCACTTGGCACTCTTAGGTTGTGCACTTGGCACATCTGGCACTTGGCACTAAATATTTTATCGGGGCTTTTCTTTTCTCCGCAAATTAATTGCAATGTTTTTTTTGCATCCCTTGCAATATGGGTATATAGTTCCGGATGCTTCCGAATCAACTTCCAGTAGCTTTCTTCTTATCCCTGCCTCAGCACAAATGGGGCAGAAAATTTCTAACTTCAAGCTTTTACCCACTCCCCCATATACTGTTTTGAGTTAATTTTAACACAATATATATGGATATTCAATACATGTATGCGCATATATAGGTCAGATTAATAAGGCCTGTGGAAAACTTCGATCTTATTTCCTTCGAGTTGTTGAACATATTCCGCAAACAAACTCCACGCATCTGGAACGTCGTCGTGCTTATTTTTTCCAGCCATCGTATATCCACAGAGGAAATTAAGCATACGCCGATATTCCTTGTCTTTCTTAATGACGGAATTATCTTTAAACAGAACGTGTTCTTTAAGCCACGGTGAGTTTACTATAATGCGCGTCTCTTTATTACTTGTTGTATATTTCGTTGTAATCTTTGCAATACCACCAGCTTCTTTAACTTCTTTTTGTACCTTTTCCGCAACTTTACCGCCAGCGCTGTTGCTCTCGAACTGGCCCATCTGCGCCTTGTGCTGAAGCAGCTTCGACACCAACCTAGCTTCCACGATTTCTGGGTTTGAATTGTCGCACACAACATCTTCGCAATAGAAGTCATTTCCATACTGGTAGCAAATCGGCATCACGCAGTAATCGGTTCCCTTGTCCTTTGTGTCGCAGACAAACAGGATGGCGTCCGGCTTTCTGTCAGGTATTTCAAAATACCTCCGCAATTCGTCTTCATTGTATAGTTGGCCTTCACGCTCAATCGGCTGTGTCATATATAGCGCCCGCCAACTTGCATCGTCCATAATGTCGCGCTGATTGCGATAAAACTCCGTTGTAAATCCAAGCCCATATGGATAGTCAAAATTACTCTCGTCGTTTTCATCCAGCGCGGGGAGATGAATAAACTCTGCTTGCGGGTCATCAGTATGGGTCAACTCAAGCCGGTCAATCGGGTCGTGCAGCGTCCAAGGGGTTTGAACAAGGAGTTGGACGCAATCGCCAATCATACGCTGCATGAGGTCTGTATAATACTGCTGCCAGAGCTTGTCCATGCGCTCCTTGCTCATCGCGGACTCAATGTCGGGCACAAGGTCATCCGCGACCAAAAGGTTAGAGGCACGGACTTTACCGGCGTTGCCAGAGCCAATGGACGAAAATTCAAACGTTTCAAATCGCTTGCGCTTCCCCAGGTCAATCCTCATGTCCTGGGCATTGGTCTTTACCACCTGAACGGCAGGAAAGATGTCCTTCCAGAGATATTCTCCCTTCGGATCGAGCATCCGGCCCACTTCTTCGTATGCCCCACGCAGAAACGAGTTTGAGTGTGATCCCATCAGAATACTAAGATCTGGGTTCTTTAGCCCCTCCATCACCATGAACATCAATTCGATTGTGGTCTTTCCGACACCCGGGGGCGCCATCACACCAAGAATGCGGATTTTTCTTTCAGAGAGCCGTTGCATGGCCTGAACAACAGGTAGCAATTGCTTTCTGCGCGGCATATAGAACTTCTTTTTTGGTTCCCTGTCCCATTCAGCGTATCGAATCGCCGCGTCAAAATCATACGGCGCATCAAACAGCAGCGCCCTCTTATTCAATTCAAACATCTTCATGTCCGTCCGCTCCGCAGCATATTTGGCTGACAGGCGGCGGACTTCTTTGTTCTTCTCGTGCGCCAACGAAAAATTTTCAGGTTCAAGCAATCTAAGCGTGTCGAACGCATCATCCAGTGCTGACGGGTCAGATAAATCACGCTTGAACGCTTTGTCTACCAACTTGTGTATTTCCATAAAAATAAGTGCCTCCTATCCCGTAAAAGATAAAAGGCACTTGGCACTGTCAGCTCCAAATGGAGAGGCACTTGGCACTGTCTACGCCCGTCCTGTGGCGGGGTGCGGTATTCAATTTATAACTCTTTTTGTTTCGCGCGGCGATTTTTTACTTCACAACATCTACTGCACCTTTCAGCATATTAGCCGCTTTCCGCATGAACTTGTTTTCCTCCAAGTACTCCAGCCCCTTGATCGTGATTTCCGGGCAGATCGGCTCTGAAATGTGCCGCTTCATGTCTCCCAAGTTCTTCGTCACCACTAGCCCCTTGATATACCCGTTGTCCTGCATCATAATCAAAATCTGCTCCCAGCGCTCACGGGTAATGCCAAGCCGAAACGGACTTATCGTCTCAACATCAAATTCCTCGCAATCAAGATATGTCTCCAGGCGCTTCAAAATCTGATATATCACCTTGAAATTGTTCATCGGTTCACCCCCCTTTTACGGTATGAATTCCCCTATACTTTTCAACGCCTTTGCTGCTTTCTTCATCCATTCGTTTTCATTCAGGAAGTCAATTCCTTTCATCGTAATGCGAGGTCTTATCGGCTCTGCAATGTGCGGAAACATATCTGTCAGACCCTGCGAGTATACAAGCCCTTTAATATACCCATCTTCCTGCAATTCGATCATCAGCTGTTCCCAGTCCTCATATTCCATCTTCATCGCCTTTGCGGAGATCAGTTCAACTTCAAAACTTTCCCTGCCCCTCCACTTCTGCAATGTCCTCAGAATCTTATAAATTACAGTGAAATCTTTGCTCACAGTATCACTTCCTTTTTTGTTTTTCTGCGATTTTAGGAGTCCTTCAAAATAGGCTCGTGTACGCCCTTTACCCAATTCATGTCTCCGTACTTATACATTCCCCGGTAAAGCGGCTCATTCTTTATAATGCTGCGGACACTTGTGTTCTGAAACTTCGTTCCTTTTCGCGTCCGATAGCCAAGGTCATTCAGCTTATCTGCAATCGTCAGCATAGGGGTTCCCTTCTTATGTTCCGCAAACACAAACTCCACAATGGGCCGCTCCTCTTCGTTGATAACAAGCCGCCCATTGTCAACCTTGTACCCATAGGCAGTACGACCACCACTATATCCGCCAGCAGCCGCCTTAATCTTCCTGCCGTTCCCCGTTCGGAGCGCAATATTCTTTCGTTCCTGCTCTGCCACAAACAACATCAATGCACGGTAGATATTTGCAAAATCTCCTTCTGGGAATACCTCTTGCGTACTCAGCAACTTAATGTTACGCTTTTCAAGGACATACAGATAGTAGAAATACAGTTTGGTGTCTCTCGCCACCCGGTCACTCTTGAACGCAATCACGGCCTCAAACGGAGGATTAGAAATGTCCTCGTCATACAGTATTTTGTTTAGCTCCGGCCTCTCGTCACTCGTTCCGCTTTCTTCATCGCAAAACCACTTAACAACGTTATACCCATTGTCATTCGCATAGGCCAATATCTTTTCCTTCTGCGCCTCAATGCCATATTTATCATCCGCCGCCTGAGCCTCCGTGCTTACCCGAATATACCCAATGGCATTTTTGAACTCCATCATATCTTTCACCCCTCGCTTGTTGCACTTATTGTATCATTTGTTTTTGTAAATGTCAATAGGTTTTTGCAACAAGCCTTTTTTCTATTTTCGGTGCTGGCGGGACTGACCTACATACCTTATTCCGGCGAATATCCCCCGCCGGTGTACCCGTCCCGGCCTCCGCCCTCCCGGTGCCTGGACATGCCGCGTCTCGTAACTTGCAAAAAATCTTGAAATTATTTTGTATTTACCTATTGACAAGTAAATGCAAGTGTGGTATCTTATACTCACAGCAAGAGACAAGGCCACCCACACAGGGCGGCACACGACAGGCCACAGGCCGGGAGGCAACAGAAATGAAGTACATCACCGCCACCACTGAAAAGCGCATCATGAAAGCAGCCAGCAAAGATAGCTTTGGCTTTTGGGAGAATACCCAGGCCGGTACACTGGCCGCCATCCTGGACGAGATCAAGAGCAGCTATGGCTGGTTCGGGTGCAGCGTAGCGGAGGCAAAGAAGCTGGGCCAGCAGTTTGACAATGCCGACCAGCTCCGGGGCTTCTCCCACCGGGCTAGCGTCCTGTTCGGCTGGACGGTGAACTACCCCGAATACATCAACTACAGCAATACGCTGGGGCTGGATGTGCTCACCATCTCTGATTTCAACGGGCTTGTAAGGGCCGTCCTGGAAGGTTAACAAAAGACCCGCCCCGGAGGTTACGAGGGCAAAGCAAATGCCCCGGCCACTTCTCGCAATAGTGACCAGGGCGAAGAGAAACCCCGATCCATACCACCAAACCAGGGCCGCCCCCATTGTATCACGGGCGGGCCCTCCATGACAAGGAGGAAAAAAGAAATGTTGTACCAAATCAGTTTTGAAAAGAACACCGTTTGCCAGTGCCGATTGATTGACGCACCCAGCGCAGAAACGGCCCGCGCCTACTTCGAGGAGAACGAACCCACCGCGACGCTGTACGGCGTGAGTGAGCACAACGGAATGATTAAGCCCGGAATGCCTGTTGACCGTGTGCCGGACGGCTGGAAACCTGCCGACGGCGCAGAGGCCGAAAAAGGGGATTCCGTCGAGAAAATCCGTGAGACCATCGAGAACAAGCCCACCCGCAGTGCGTGGGAGCGCGGCGTAAAGGTTTACGCCCTGGAACTCCTGGAAAGCCTGGAAGAGGGCATTGGCGGAGAATATATTGACCCGGAAGACCTGGAAAGCCCCGCATTGCTGAAAAAAGCCTTGCTAAACGGCGCGGCGGACTGGGCACAATATTCCTGGGGCGGCTGCTCCCTCTGCTATGATTGCCAAATTGCGGAGCGCCTTTGCACCCCGTCAGAACTCAAGCGCAAGCGCGGCGGAGACCTCCAGCCGAACAGCCGGGAAACCTGGCTTGACGTGCAGGCGCGGGCACTGTATCAGGCGGCCCGGTGGATTATCAACGCGGCGCGGGCTTAACCCGCCCGCCGGGAGAATGGGGGAAATAACATGGCGTATCAGATCATCACATACAACCCGGACATAGGCACAGACGAGCGCGGAGACTACCGCACGCAGAAGGAGGCCCGGCAAACACTTAAGCAATACCGGCAAGAGGCCGGGGCGCTGATCTATGATTTAGACCGCTGGCACATCGTCTACCGGCGCGGACACTGGCCCGCCGGAGCACTTCCCATCGAGAGGAGGTGCAACGCTTGATCATCTTGCTTGTCCTGCTGCTCCCGATCATGATTATCTGGGAGACGGCGAAAAAATCCTAGCCAAGCCTAGCCAAAAAAAAATTTGAAAATATTTAAAATTTTCCCCGATTTTCTATTTACAAATAGTGTATATAGTTATATAATGTAGTCACAGAAGGGAAAAAGAAAGGAAGGAAGGAAAAACAGAATGGGCGTGACAGCAGCGAATGAAAAACTCTGGGAAATGGCTAAAGAGGCCATTGTAAATGATCACCTAGCCAGGTATGGCTATGTGATGGAAGACGTATATTTTACAGATGTTGCTCATTATTATAAGCAACTAAAAAACAAAAAGAATGAAAGGAAGTTGACAAAATGAAAAAAATTAGCATTGACAACGGCTACCACTGGATCGACCCCGAAGAGGCGCTGGGAAGCGTTGAACTCGATGCACTCGCAGTCTTTATGGATTTTGATACCATCGAGGCTGTCCACGCAGAGGGTCCAGAATCAGACCTGGCGTTTTTGACCCGGTATCTGGAACTTGCCCCGGATGATCTTATTTTCGGATAACTTGATCACTGCCCGCCACGGTTTTCCCGTGGCGGGCCTTCCCGTTTCTTGCACCCCTACAACGTTTCCTGCTTTCTGCCGCTTGTGCGCCGTCCTACGGCCCGCAGGCGGCTATTTTGTGCCCGCGTCCAGCAGGGCGGAGCATACCCCAAAAACAGCAAACCGCCGTAAAGGCCACTTGCAGGCACTACACGGCGTTTTATACCATTGTGGCTATCCCTATATTCCCACGCCGCCAAGCGGCCCACAGCGGCCCGCAGAAAGCCCAGCATGGCATAAATCAACCCCGGCCCGCTCCGCTATGGAGTAAGCCGGGGTATTTTCATTTGTTCCGGGCGATGGATAGCACCGCGCAGCGCTCTTTTTCAGCGTCCCACCAGGCGCAGCGGGATCCATTGCACAAAGGGGGCTTGCGAGCTATTAGAGGCGGGCACCCGTTCGCCATATCCATCAGCGCACGCATATCTGTCTGAGCAATCGGCCCTCTTTCTTTCAGTGGGCACAGATTCCCACGCGTGAGATCGTCATAGTCGTTGGCCGCTGTGTCCTTTTGGCACCGTCTCATAAAGTCGATAACAACCGGACAATCTTCTTTCCCACACATAACGCCGGACGGATGACAGCAGGAATAAGGATTTTCTCCATTATCCACCAACCCAGTAATATCTACCAGATAGTCGCAAGAGAAATCCTGTCCCATAGTCGGTGAACCTCCAAAAAGTCGCTGACATAGTCGTTTGATAGTCGTTTTTGTGCAACTACTACAAACGTCAAAAATGTTTTCCCGGGATTTTCCGATACCTCGTTGGTAAAATTGCACAAGAAAGTCGTCACTCCTCCACCACAACAGACCCGGCGATCCGCTCTTCAAGCTGCTTTTGGTCGGCAATAGTCCCTAGCGGGTTGTTGGGAGTAAGCACCACCTCGGACTTGTCCACAAGGCCGTCATAGTTCTTTTGCCACCAGACCAGAGTGACTGGGTTTAGTTTACCGTCGGCTCCTAACATTTCACGGTAAGCGGCACAAAATTTCTTAACTTTTTTAATGAATTCGGAGTGTGCGGAGCTGCGTGAACGCCCATTTTCCCAATCATATACTTCATCTTTATTCAATCCAAGGGCAAGGTATGTTACTTGATTTGTTACTCTGACATCATGCTCCGAACAATAGTTGACGAATTGCCAGAATCTATCTTCCAGGGCTTTAACATCTGACTTATCAACATCCCCCCATCGAAGGATAGTCGCAAGCACTCCAGCATACTTAGCATTATCTCCCGGCTGAGTATGTACCCCATTATCCCCGATCACAGGAGAGTTCCCGCCACGGGGTTTCATCTTGGTCTTGACTACTTTCTCTCCCTGCTCAACCAGTTCTTTCTTATTCAGTCGTAACACCTTCTTTCAAGCGCCTTGCATAGTTGTTCGATGCAGTATTTGTAGACGGATTCTTTCTCCATGCTTCGGGAGGATGCTTCCATTTGTGCGTTTCGGAGTTTTTCTTTGTAGAGGGCAACCTTTGCATTCAGGTCTGCGATCTCTAATTCCTTTGACCGGCACAGTGCCCGGACAACTTCAAGCTGCTTTTGGAGGTTTTCAACATCTAGATTTTCTTGCTCCATAGTCGTATCATTCTTGTTCAAAGTTGTCACCTTTCATTCTCTCAAACGTTTAGGCGATTGCATCGTTATACCTTCGCCCTTAATTATATTGCAAATATAGTCCCCTATATTATTTTTTACTTTCTCTCCCCAAAAGTGGATTTCAAAAATTCGCTTGTTAGATACAACGATTCTCGATCATTAAACCCTTGTCTCTTTAAAGAATCGTTTAATATCTTCGCTACTTCTGCGAGCGCCCCTACCGAATTAATAAAATCTTTGAGTGCATTGTTATCTCTCATAGTGAATCTCCTTGTATAAAAACTGCCTGGGGCAGCCCCATAAGATGAAGCCATTCCTCAGGCGGTTTTCCGTGAATAAGAAAGGAAGTGTTTATGAAAAAGAAAAGGCAGATGGCGTTTGTTGGGGTCAAACCAACGTCTTGCGGTTCTCCGCACGCTCTACCGACTGAGCTAAAACGCCATATTCCGGCGCTGGGCCGGATAGCGCAGTATTTCTAAGCCGCACTCTGCATAGCGACACCAGTCTTTCCTGGTCGCCAGAGTTTTTTCCCCGGTTCTGACTTGTCGCTCAAAAATGCCTCTCTTGACGTCCGGGTTTATCAGCCGTTGGATTCCCACCACCTACGGCCCTGTTTTTTCAGGTGGTACAAAAGTGGTGCGGCCTGCCGGAGTTGCACCGGCGTTGCACTCTTTGCCGCATGTCTGCCGCGCCGGTCTGCCCCCCGGCACGGCATGGACCAAGGAGAAAAATATGAAAGGAGCCAAAAGTAAATCGTCTATCATCCGTTTATTTTCTTGTCTTAATTATACCACAGTTTCATAGTGGCTTTCTATGGTCTATTTCACTTCTACCAACTTCAAAGCTTTTCCGTGTAATCGTAAAATCCAACGATACCCATAATTCATATGAATTGAAATTTGTTCCCACGTTTCTCCAAGTATGTACCTCCTAATTAATATATCCCGTAAAGTTCCATTTGGGACAGTCTTAATTGTATCTTCCACTTGCTTTTTGATTTCTATTGCCCTGTCGATAGTTGAATTTATTTCTCTTTCTAAGGAGATAATCTTTTCTACAGGAGATTCATCCAAATCTTCATCTTTATAGCCTTCCGCTGACGCCGAGGACAAACTAGGAGCGATTTTTGTCCCCCTCGCTCTCCATCGTGATAACTCTTCGCACAAGCGGTCGATCTCTTGATCTGCTTCTCTGTAACGTTCAAGATAAGCCTTCTTGTCTTGACTTGTCACTTTTTCTTTCCCCCTTTTTATATATCCTAGTTATCCATTTCCAAGTTATCAAAAACCATGATCTCCATGCAGTACATGTTTTTTGATTGCATGTATCACTTTGTGGGCATGTTTTACATGGATATAATTTCATTATCCTTTCTTCCATTTTATCCTCCCATTAATTTCTATTCCAATATCTACTAGCTCATCTAAGATTTCCTTTCAAACTCACCCCTCCTTATCAAAGGCCATCTTGAGCTCATCGATCACTACGCGGTCAACATGTTCCCAAAAAATTTCATCTTTTTCTGCTTGGGTAGAAAGTTTGTCTATCTCTTGGATAACAACAGCTAGACGGCTTGTGCTGAATCCATATGTGTTGTGTAACGCAACGCACATGAGCTTAAACCATCTACGCATAAGATTCTTTTGCTCCCGTTTCAAGGCTTCTTCCGCCAATTCGTGAGACATTTTTTCGATTAAATCTATTTGTTTCTTGCTAAGTTTTGCTGATGGTGGAGTTCTAGCTTTCATTTCGTTTTCTCCTGTTTGAGGTCAAAACTTTCATTTTTGCTGTCAGATATTGTAACTACAGTTTGATTTAAATATTTTAAATTTCGTTTAACATAATTTTTTGTCCTGGTTCAATTGAAGGGAACATCCTGCTGTCCAATAGGGTTCGTCCGGCGCGTTCTGATATAGTATAAACATCTCCTTCCATATCCCTTTCAAACCCACTTGCAAGCAAAGCTCTTGCCAGCACTTTTGCATCCTGAGTATCTTGCTCTGTCCATATAGGATTTTTCGAGATACAAGACGCGTTGTTTATCAGATAGCACACTTCACTTGGGGAGATCGTTCCATTTCCGTTTGGTTTTATTTCTCCATTTTCATTCACCACAAATTCTTTATATCCATCAAATGGGAAGTCGTTAAAGCCAAATACTTCTCCCACCTCAACCCCCAGCACCTCGCAAATTCTCGGCTTGTCCATGTTGGCCTCCTCCGAATGCACGCGTGCGTTTTCGATTGCATCAGCGTGCGTTTTTCGTGTGTTTGCATGTATTTCCTCCAAACTTTCATTTTTTGCGTCACTTTTTGGAAGTACAGTTTCAATCTTTCGCTGCCCCCAGGAACAAAAATGATTATCCCCGTCATGATCTAAGTATGAGTGGTGGTGGATTTCACACAGCATTCGATTCCCGCTTTCCCATTCATCGCAGATTTTATAATGAGCGCACTCCCGGCACCTGACCACAGGCACGGCATCAATGGTGGGAATCGCTTTTAAGATAGCGGCATCTATAAAACTATTATTCTGTCGCATCCATTTATCTGCTACATCTGCATCAACCAGCCTCATGCTCATCCTCCTTGTCCATGCGAGCGCCGCAGTTGGGGCAGAATTTAGGCTGCCAATCAGCCCAAACATCTGCATCCAAATCCTTAAATTTATTTTCACCACATACAGGGCAAATAGGATTTCCTGGTTCCCATCTCCCGTGCTTCACCTCCGCAACGTCGGCGGCGGGCATATAGTGAATTTCTGCCATGATTTCAATTGCGTCGTGTCCGAAGGCTTTATTTTTATCTGGATTGTTCAGCCCATCCTCAATAATCTTTTCAACAGCCGCCCTCTCGATGTACTCCTTCATTCCTTTTCCCTCCGTTCCAGCGCGTCAGCGATCCGCTTTAATTCTTCCTTAATTCCTCGAAGTTGATCCTGCCCGCTCATATCCTTGAAAAGCAGCAACAAGAATAAGGCAAGTGCTATTACTTGCAAAGTCGCAACAATCTCGGTCAATCCTGCTCCCTCCGTAGTGCGTCCTCGGCCTCTTCGCGGGTGAGAAATAATAGCTTGCCAAAATTCCAACCGCCCATTACTCTATCTCCGATTAAGTGCACCCATATGTCTCTATTTTCATACTTGATATCAGTGCATCGGTCTTTTGTGATGTGCGGTGCTGCATCATGCACGATACGCCACACAGTATCACCCTTCTTGCACGGCAGCACTATACATCGCCCCTTCCGCTTGACCTGAACCATTTCCCTCAGCTCGTCCAGATCGTACTCATCCCCCAGAATGTCCTCGATGGCGGCGAGGCGGTCAATAATATCATCCATATCGCCACACTCGGCAAATCCACCATTTTCACAACAAAAATTGTATTTACAGTTTTCGCCGCAACAAGCTGCCATAGCAGTTCCATTTTTATTTCGTTCTGTCAGCCGCTTCAT